TTGAATACCAGTGGCACCTTGAATACCAGTGGCACCTTCATCTCCTTGTGGTCCTTGTGGACCAGTTGCACCTTGAATACCAGTGGCACCTTCATCTCCTTGTGGTCCTTGTGGGCCAGTTGCACCTTGAATACCAGTGGCACCAGTAAAACCAGTTGCACCAGTTGAACCGGTAAACCCAGTGGCACCAGTTGAACCAGTAAACCCAGTTGCTCCAGTTGCTCCAATTGCACCACCCCCTGTACCAGTCGTACCAACGTATCTAAATCCTCTTACCCAAAAATTTAATTGAGCAGGATATGTGGTTGGGTCATTTTGAATTGTAGTAACTAATGAATTAGATAAAAATAGTAAACCTTGCGAATAATTCCATACCCATCCTACTTCACTATTTGCACCACTACCTTGTCCAGTACTAGTAGTAATAAGAACACCACCACTTGCAGGATCTCCACTATATAATAATATCTCGTATACATTGGAGGGGGTACCTGTGCTATCAGGAACTGATGGTGGAGATACCCATAAATCTTTTCTACCGGAACTTGGTGTATTATAATTATTCCAAGCAATCCAAGTATTATCTAAACCTGTAGTTACTTTTGATAATCTCGTTGATATTACAGAGGGTACAGTAGGCTGAGAATTAAATGGGTCACCTAATTCATTTTCCACAATACCGGTTAATGGTCCGCTAACTATGTCACCTATTAGATCATTAAGTTTATCCTGATAAGTTGTACCTGTTGGCACATTAGAGGTAACTGTATTATATTGAGAAAGTATCCTCCTAGGTAATACTGCTGGTAAGTTTTCTAACTTAGATTGATACCAAAATGACCCTGAGTCAGCATCAATAACATTACCTGCTTGTACTTTAAAATTTAACCGTCTTACTTCTTCTGGAGTAAATCCCATTATTATCTTTTTATTTTATCTTTTATCTGTTTTATATATTCTATAAACAGATTGCTCCATTACTTTCAGTAGAACCATTTGAAAATGTTAAAGTAACATTTATTCTATCTAAACTAATGTTAGGATCCACTAATTGAATCTCCATCCAAAAACCATCTACACAGTACTGTGTATTAGAACCAAATGTAAAGTCACAACTATTTCCTGAGTTAACAGTTCTTATTAAAGAACCTGCTGAATCTACACCACTCGCGCCATCATCAAAAGGCTGAAACGGAAGACCACTATTAAATAAACCACCGTGAACTGATAAAGGATTTGCATTAAATCCAAAAGAACCAGAACTGTTAGTTGCTTCTCTTCTTATATACACCTTAAGATCACTGCTTGCTAAAAGAGCAGATGCAGTACTGCCATTAAAGTCACCTTCAAAACTTAAAGTTACATTTGAAATAGGTGTAGCCGTACTAGTATAAAATCTTCTATGATAAACCGGTATATTTGTTAATCCACTATAATCAGGATTAGTTCCGTTCTTATCTGGTTTATATGATGTTAAATCTGGTATTGTTGTTCCAACCTGTGGACTATCACCATCATCTGCAAAAAACTGAGAACCTTGTAAAAGCCTACTTCCTACAACACAACCATTTTCAAATGTACCGGCAGAACCAGTTCCATTAGCCGGTTGTGTTGGATCTGCTAGTGATTTAGTACTATCCCAAACATCATATGTGCTTGTTCCAATATTTCTATATAGTCTTTCAGATTCATCAGCAAAGGCTTCACCTAAATTAGTAGAGCATGTACCCCAAGTATCTACAAGAATGGAATGTGTGACAGAATTTAAATTAGCATTTCCCCATGGGTCGTAAACCGCAGAATTTACAGAAGCGGCATTTCCTCTATATCTAAAATTAGTATTATTAATTGCCCAGTCAGTTTTTGAATAATCTACATCAGAAGCATTATAAAAATCTGGCCAATTAGTACCACTGAACCCTGCATTATTCCATGCAGTAACTTGTATACTAGGTAATCCGAACTGTTGAGGAGAATCTTGTAATCTAAAGTTCCAAAGAGAATCACCACTTCTACCTTGTGTGTTTGCATTAAAATCTTGAATATCAGTAACATCAATTTCCCATTCGGAATTTAAAATATAATACTCAACACCGCTTAAGTGCTTTGTTAAAATATTTGCAGGAGTTTGGGATTCAGCAATAGTAACACTTCCTGCAATATTAGCAGTAGATAAATTGGTATCAAAAAATACATCTTGTAGAGATGGATCATAAGATTGAGAGTCTGGTAAAGTATTACCGTTTGGTCCAAAGTAATCATAAGTACTTCCTGTGTCTGTTCCTGTATCTGTTGTGTGGCTAATTTTTATATGGAATCTACCACCGTCCAAACTGTTGTTTGATAAAACATCACCGGCATTAACTGTAATAGTAGGTTTGGCTTTAAATTTACCTGTATCTGCTGCATAATTACTAATTTGAACAGTAATTCTTCCACCTGGCCCATTATTTGGACCATCACTTGTTATAGGTGGTGTTGTATAAGTTTCCAAAACAGTTGAACCATTAGCATCATATACCTCTACCGTCATAGTAGAATCTCCACCAAAGCCTGTTACATCCTCTACTGTTGTAAATGTAAGTGTACCTGATCCCGCATCAGTATATGCAGGTTTATTATTTGTTGCTTCCCAACCTCCAGTATTAAAAGGGCTACCTTCTGATGTAGGCTTACTAATTCTAGGTGTATTAGTAAACGTGGTAATATTACAATTACATTCACCGTTTGTAGTACCACTTGTTGTATTAAAATAAGATGCGAATGTTGGTGGTGGAATATAAACATTTACCATTCCTGGTGTACCGCTACCTGCTGCTAATACATCAGCACCTACAAAATTAATTGTTGGGTAAGTTCCTACGTCTATACCTTCATCCTTTACATGTACTCCTGCAAAAGTTAATTCATTGTTACCGTCTATAATTAGATTAGTTTGACCTGAATCTAATTTTAATGAAATTTGCTCATCAGTACCTACTGTAGTAATATCAATGGCCTGTCCTGCAATAATCGGAGAACCTCCTCCACCAGTAGATGATATTGTAATTGTATCACCACTAGGAGTGCTTACTGTTGTTAATTGTATATCTGCACCTGCAACTAAAGTTGGGTTATATGCCGAATCAATGAAGTCGCCTAGTGTGGTTTCTGTCATTAAATCACCAGCCTCAAAAAGTGCCTTTAATTGATATTTTGGTAGTACTGCCATTATACCTTATTTATTTTGATTTTAAAAGTTCCATGTACTTATCAAATGATAAAAGTAACATTTTCTTTTTCTTTTTCTTTTTTTCTTCAGGATCATCACCACTACCAACCTTTTGTGTAGCAAAAGAATTTGCAGAACCAGGATCTCCAGGAAGCTCAACTGCTCCCATACCCTGTACATTCATATTAGGATTTAGTCCAACAGTACCTGCTTCATTTTCATTAATTAAATTATCCACTATTTAATGTTTTGTTTAAACCATCGGTCCATCCAGCCTTTGAGTTCTCTTTGTGCAGGTTTAATATCAGATGGCTCTGTCATAGGACCAGCTTTCCAAGCATCCCATAAAGTTTTAATCTTACCTAAAGCATTTGCGATTTCAATTGAATCCATAGACTCAATATATTCTTCATTGACCTCAGTAGATTCATTTACTGAAAATTCATGTAATCCTTTTAAATTTTTCATATTGTTATTTTTGTTTTCTTTTATTGGTTCTAATATATTTTGTAATGGCTTATAAAAACTATGTATACTTTTAGGAGTCATTTTCTTAAAAGTCTTTTCATCATCTATCTTCAGTGCATTACGAACTTTAGATGCTGAAATGTTATCATCAGTCCTAAAAATTTCATATCCTTTAAAATCAGGATCTACTCCTAATTGATCTCGGTATGATTGTTTGTCAATCATTGCACCGTATGATTTTTTTCTATCCGTCCCATATCCCCACATCACAGGTTCATAAGCAGGCCTTGCTGCCGCAAACATTGTATCAATTGAACCATTAGGAACTACAATAGCAGTTTCTAAAAATGGATATTGTTTTGCCATCTTAGCAAACATTGCTTGTTGCATTTCTTCATCAAACGGTCTTTTCTCAGGATCGTTATTTTTTCCTCTAACTAAAAATACAACAACAGGTAAACCATTTTCTTTATACATTTTTTCAAATACTTTAACGTGACCTAATGTAAAAGGTTGGAATCTACCAACAAACATATTAACCTTTTTCTTACCTTGTTCTTTATGAGGAACTTTTAAAGCTTCATTAATAGGAGCAGTTGCAGTTCTTACTCTTTGTCCATAAGGTGATAATGAATATCTCTTAATGCCTGTTTCATCTTCACTAATATTAAACAATCCTAAATTTCTTTTAAGCCATCTCTTATGGGCCTTTATTTCAGATAATATATTGTTAACCTCATCCTCAGTTAAATGACCATCAGCAACAGCATCTAAGATAGCAGAACGAACTCTTGCTGCAGTAGATACATTTTTAGCTGGATGCTTTTCGGTATATCTTCTCTTAACCGTTACTCTTTTTTCTGTTATAAAATCTTGTATGTTTTTTAAATTATCCATGTTCACTTTTTTTATTTATTCATCTTAAGATTTCGTTAACCTAGCCACTTATTACTCTCTTTACAATTAACAACTCTGGCCGGCATTTTATTTGTTGGTTTTCCTGTTTTACTGAAGCCTGGATTATCAGCATAATTCATACAAGCCATATCAGAAACTCCATTTGTTTCTTTTATTTTCATTTTTTGTTTTCTTCTATACTGTTTCTTTCCATTTTTTAATTTAGGATTACCTTCCATGTCTAATATTACGATTGGCTTGCCATCTTTATCTTTCATAACATCAGGATTATCAGGATTAGATGTACCGGCATCTGCAGGATCAGTATTATAAGAACGGTTGGTAAATGATTGAGACATCTGTTGTTTGTTATTAACATCTTGCATTATTTTACCATTCATATCCATTGCAGTCCATCTCCTAACCAATAAATCTTTAGCATCATCTTCACTTAAGTCAATACCTTTTTCTTTATATTCTTTAATAACATTACCTATCATTTTCTTGTCAGCACGTTTTTCATAAACCGCTCTCTTCTTGTCACTAAGCGGATCTAATCCTTCTAAATCTACATCATATTTTTTAGCTAAACTTTTGGCATTATTAGTTACACCTTCTAATGTTTTAAACGGCGGCTCTTCTTGTACATTGTAAATGTCATCATATTGCTTATTTGTCAAATCTTGTAAATCTGATTTTATTTCTGCACCTTTAATCTTATCATTAAAGTCAGCATATTCTGTAGCATCTATTTTATTACTTGATTGGCTAGCTCCACCTGCTTCATATTTAATAGAACGAGTACCGCTCGAGGTTGTCATAACATTAATATGTTTGTTTACTTCTTCAGGTGTTGCATCTGCCGGTAGTTCAGCAGGATCAAATGTAATTACATCACCTAATGGAAAGTTTGCAGCATCCGGAGAAACTGAGGCTCTACCTTGACTTAAGTCTTCCATCATAGCAAAAGTTTCTACTAAGTCTGGCATACCTGGTCTAGTATGAGGATCATTTATCATTTCCAATAAAGTATCATCCATTTGTTTTTTAAATTCTTCCTGTGTTATTTTACCATCTGCAAAATCAGATGCAGCTGTATCAAAATCATCTAAAGCTTTCTGTAACTTAGGTGACGGTGTTATCTTTGGTGGAGAATCTAATATTTCTTTAACTTTACCTGTTACATTTTTTGAAACGGCCTTAACTGCTTTCTTTTGACCATCTTTTGTAAACACGTCTATTTCTTGATCATTTTCATCTAAGATAGGAATTATAGTTAATTCTTTTTCTTGTATTGCTTTGATCTTTTCATTATTCTGCTTTCTAAAAGTTTCATTAATAGCAACATATCTATTAATCTCTTCTTCTGTTGCATCAGGTTTTGCCTTTTTAAATTTTTCTTTGAGATCAGCCTTTTGGTCTTCAGTCATAGGAGGAGTGTTTTTCATCTCTACACCGTTCTCACCACCAATCTTAACACCACCTGGATCATAATCTTTATCACCAGGCTTTCCTTTAGGTTCTATTTTAGAAACCTTTACTGGAACTGCTTTAGGTTTATTTCCTTTTGAGTCGGTGTGTATGTTAGTAGGTGCTAATCTTTTACCATTAGTTCTAGGTATTCCATTTTGCATAGGAACTAAAACACCTAGCTCTTCGGCATCATCCATTATCTTAGCAGTTTGACCTTTAGTAAAAGCTTTACTGTATGATAAACCTGTTTTCTTATTAAATCTATTACCTCTACCTGAGCCTTCATATTCATCAGATTGTCCTACATACATTTTATTTGTATCGGTTCCTAACGCATTTCTATTAATACCACCTTCTTTAAAAAATTTCTCTAAAGCAGCCTTTCTTTCAGGTGAACCAGGTTCAGCCATTTCATAATCGGTTAAATTCTTAACAAACGATTTAGCCTCTTCTCTTTGTTTTGGATCTTCAATTTTATCTATGTCTTTTGCTATATCAAACGCAGCAGGGCTTTTCTTTTTATCAATTTTAGTATAATCAAAATCTTCTTTAGGCTCAGCTTCTTTTTCTTTGCCTCCAATTATTTCTTTTGCCTTTTTATATGCTGGTGTATCTTTATCATAACCAAGTGCAGATGAGACTTTTACTTGCCTTCCTGTTTCTGGGTTTTTAAATTTTTGATCTTCAATATTATCTTCTAATATAATTTTACCTAACTGAATAAAATTATTGTAGTCTAATACTTTATCTTCAATTAATAATTCTTCAGCATTAGGTAAAAGAGATTCATTAGTAGATTTAATTTTTAAGTAATCATCAAAAGTTTTAAATTTGCCATCATCCTTTGTTTGAATTACATCAGTTACTTTATCTACCATTTTATTAAAATCTTCAATAACTGATGGTGTCATAATATTACCTGTGTTCTTTCTTTTCTTTTTTAAAGAACCTAGCATTATTTTAAATAAGTCTTTTAGTTTAGGATTACTGTTAAGTATATCTTTAGTTCTTTGACTTGGTATTAATTCTACGTTTAAATCAAATTCATCACCTTTTGCAAATTCAGCTTTTTCAATATCAATTTTTGTAATGTCCTTACCTCTCTTGGTTACATAGTCATTAAAAATATTAGATACCAGTTCTATGTATCTCATATCTTCAGTATCACCTAATATCTCATGCTTCTTAATTCCTCTTTCTTCTATAAACGCTAAAAGATCCAATAAAATAATTTCATTAATATCAGCAGGAGCCTTTCTTAGATCTATAGGTTCCTTTTCTTTCATTAAATTAATTGTATAGGGATCTATTAACTTAGCAGCAATAACTTGTTTGGTACCGGATTTATAAAATTTAAATACAATAGATTCTATAGGCTTCTTAAGATCGTTTTGTAAAGTTGTTGATTGAATATTAGGATTTAAAATTTTAAGTAAATATTCAGCAAATGAATTAGTACTAAAAATCTCAGCATGATCTTCTTTTGGCGTTTCTAAAAATTCCTTAATCTTTTTCTTTTGATCTTCTGTTAAGTAACCTTTAAATAATGGAAGTAGTGGAGTAACACCTAATGCGTTTGCCCAGTCTCTAATTACTCTAGGATCTTCTATAACCTTTGTAACTTTACCAGCCGGTGTCATTACTTTAATATGAGTAAGTACTAAATTATTTTTAGGTAGCTTATCATAAGTAATAATACCAGGATTAGTATTTACAAAGTATTGGAAACAGAACTTCCAATTCTCAGGAATGGAAGAAAGGTTTTTGCTAATTACAGATTTTATAAAATTAATAGGCTTTTCATAATAAACCATTATAGTCCTATCAATTAAATTAATAGGCCTTTGGTTTCCACCTTTATAAAAAGTAATTCCTTCACCGTCCTTTTTAAATGAAAATGAAGAACCTGATAATTTTTCGGATACTACAAGATAGTCCTTAAAAAGATCTTCTATTAATTGTTGGCCTGCATCTTTATAAATTTGAGTTAACTCTTTCATTTGCTTATTTTATATTGTCAATTTATATATTCTTTACATTAACAGCTATATAAAAAAGGATAGCACTATACCTATCCTTTATCATACTCTATTATCATCAGAGTATATACAAATACTACAAATATTAACTCTTAATACAGGTGATTAAAATAGGTGTAACTGTTGTTTATCTACCGTATTTAATTATACCTAAAAGTTGATTAAGTGGGGCAAAAGCACCAGTTAGTTTATAGAGCTTACCGTTATATCTGAATACAATACCTTCACTCGGATAAATTGAATCTAAACCACCAATCCTATCTAATTTAGCAAGTTGGTCTTCAACTCTTTTAATTTGATCAACACCACCACCTTTTCTTATCTTAGTAGTTTCTTTATCTAAATATGCTCTTAGTCTTTGTGCTTCATCAGATGGGTTAGCTGCTACAAAATTACTTGCATTTTTAATTATAGTAGCACCAAGCTCTAGAAACAGATCTTCGAAAGGTTTAATGTTTTCTTTATACTTTTTCTTAACATCTTCTTTATCATACTTTTTAACTAAAGCAGCCTCATCTTTACCAATCTGCTTAGCAAGAGATCTCAAATTTAATGTCTTTTTATCTCCGTATGCCCAACGCCTTAAAAGCCCTTCCTTTACATCCTGTGATAGGTTAGGAAAATCGGCATCTATCAATTCTCTCCACCACATTTCATGGTACCTTGATACCTCATCACTATCACCTAAGCCGTATCTTCTCTGTAGTGCAGTTACCTTATTATCGAATTTTTTCTGATTTGTACTAAAATCAACATCTTTTTGTAATTGTAGAATTCTAGGTGGGATAATTCTAAAGGTCTTACCTATATTAGATTTTACCTTTGATAAGATTTGCGGAATCTCCTTGGCAGGTCTACTATCAGTATCCAAAATATTTCCATCACCATCGGTTTTTGTAATATTATGAAATTGGATAACATCGGTATCATAATTAATTACATTAGGATTTTTTGAATAGATAAGCTCCATGTTCATAAAGTTCTTACCGTTATCAAATATTTCTTCCTGTTTAGCTTGAGGTAACTTAGATAAAAGATTGGCTAAATCCTTTGCAGCAAATACAAAAGTTTCACCAACAAGTGGAACTGAATGAGCCTCAAACTTAGAAACGAATTGATCAAGGCTCATTGGGTTTTTAGTATCACCAGTATTTCTGGCAAACATAACCTTACCATCCTTCATAGTAACAAAAAGATTTTGGCCATCAGTTTTTTCAATCGGCTCTTCTTCAAAGTTTAATTCACCTCTAAGACCGGCGTCAATAATTTTTCTAAAATCACCAAAAGTTAAACCCTTATCGTCATAAGGATGGCTCATGTGACCGGCGGCACCACCTTCAAAAAGAAATGGCTGACCTTTGTCAGTCAGCCATTCTTCAAACAGTTTTATATGTTTCATTAAATTTGTTTATTTGTTATGATCCCATCGTAGATTGTAAAGCTCCGACCATTGCGCCGTAATCTTCACCATACTTCTTAAGTAATCCATCAGCAGTTTCAGTTGCTTTAGTTTCATCAAAGTCATCTCCGAATGCATCTTTCAGAATAGCCATTGCATATTCTTTAAATTCATCAGCAGAAGTAATTTCCTTTTCTGTAATTTTAGCTTCTCCAACTAATTCTTTGCCCTTTGATTCAGGTTGTACTTTTACCTTACCCATATCCATTATATCACCTGCGATACCAGCAGCAGTTTCAGAACCATCGCCTTTTTCTGTAGGAACTTCAGTAGCATCCTTAAGATCATCAGCTTCACCTTTTACTTCAGCTGTAATGTTTTGATCTTTAGTAACCAATTCTTCACCTTTTGATTCAGGCTGCTCTTTTGGCTTACCCATATCCATTATATCCCCAGCAATACCAGCAGCAGTTTCGGAACCGTCACCTTTTTCTGCAGGGATAGCGAGACCATCATCACCTGCTTCTTCATCAGCAATTTCATCTCCTTCTACTTTAGTGATTACTTCACCAACAGCTTCTTCAACAGCCTCTTCTTCTTCGGCTTCAACATCTTCCTCTTCTTCATCAACAGAATCATATGCTTCAGTTACAAAGTTTGCAAATGACATGATTCTTGATTCATTCTTGTCATCATCATCATCATCATCATCATCTTCTTCCTCTTTGTCATATTCAACATCTTTCTTTAATGCATCAATTTCAGCATCATCAGATTTAACAGCGCCTTTATAGTGGTCTTCTTTTTCTTTATCATCTTCATGATCCACTTTAACATCACCTTTATCTTCTAATTCATCGCCTTTCATTTCGTCATCTTCACCTTCGTCTTCATCGTCGTCTTCAGCAAGAGGTTTAGCAGATGCCGCTACAGGAACAGCATAATCTTCAGGTTCTTCATCGTCATCATGATATTTTACATTCTTATTTACTGTAACTTCCTTTTCTTTAATAAAATCCTCAAAAGCCATAATTCTTTTAGTAGCAGCTGGGGACTCTTCCTCTTCAGCAGCAACCTCAACACCATCCTCATCTTCTACTTCATCAGCTTCAGCAGGAACCTCGTCAGTAATTGCAGGATCGTCAGAAACCTTATCACCAGCTTTATCTTCTAAATCTTCAGGTTCACCTTTAGCCAATACTTCATCCTCGATATCTTTTGCCGTATCTTCTTCAACTTCTTCAGTTTCTTCAGCAACTTCACCGGTAGCATCGACTTCCTTATCTTCTTCCTCTTCACCTTCTAAAGATTTAGGCTCGCCTTTCTTTTTTAATTCAGCTTCAATATCTTCAGCTCTGTCTTCTTCAATCTCTTCTTCGGAAATATCGTCCTTTGGAGAAACGTCTTTTATTAATCCTTCTAATTTAGTTAGAAGATTCTTTTCTTTCTTTAATTCTTCAACGCTTTCGAATCCCATCTTTTTGACAAGATCCATTACAGCATCGTGATTAACATCTGCCGATTCATTAATTGAACCTTCGGCTTTTGCTATCATTGAAAACTTTTTGATTGGTTTCATTATAATTATCTTTTTTTGATTCTTTTTTTATATATCCATCTCTCATGAGAAAGATATTCTATATTAGTATCTAACATTTTGTACCTCAAAAGGAAATTTTTCTTCTTTGTAAATTTTTCTTCGTTCCATACCATGTCTATATATGTAATTCACCCAGTCATGGTCATCTACTTTATACCGGAAGTCATCAATAAAGTCATATATTTTTACCACATCCTTTGATGAATGTTTTCTTAAACCTCTACCAATTGATTGCCTAATAATAACTTCTGATTTAAAGGATTCAGTAAAAAATATGTTATGTATATTTTTAATAGAAATACCTGTTGAAAAGGTACCGTATGATGCTACAATTATAACATCGTCATTCTTTTCCATTCTCTTTTTAAACTCTTCCCTAAAGTCAGACTTAACAGATCCATCTACATAATAGACTTTTTTATCTGTTATTGTTCTAAGTTTTTGATAGATCTTTTCCCCGTATGCTATTTTATGAAATAAGACTAATGAGTTAGAGGTCGACTTTTTAATTACTTGGCAAATAAAATCTAGTCTCTTTTCACTTTCATTAATAAAGTTTTGTTCTAAACTAAATAACTTTTGCCTGTCATAAGGATTTTTAGATAGTGATGAAAATGCCTCCTTTTGGGAATCTGTTGCATATTCCATATGAATCTGTAATACTTTACATTTTGCAATATAACCTTCATCTTGTAAATGAGCAGCCTTTACTTGTGTAACTAAAGGGCCCATTGCCGACATTAAACTTAGTCTATTTACAGTTCCTCTTTTAGGAATAGTACCACTTAAACCAAATCTATAATCACAGTGCCAGCATTTATCCATAATTTTTTGTATAGAATTGGCTTTTGCTTTATGCGTTTCATCTACAAAGACAGCATCAAATTGGCTAAAGTATTCCTCATCCTTTTTAGTTAATGATTGATATGTACCAATAACTACATTAGAACTTTTTCTTAGTTTAACTCCTGCATAAATTTGCTGAATCTTAATAGGTACTCTGCCTTTATTGTATTCTTCAAAATCTCCACTTGCCTGTACTACCAAACTTACATTAGGTACAATCATTAAGATTTTCTTTTTACCTAACTGTTCCATCATATAAGCAACCACCATAAATGAAATTAAAGTTTTACCTGCCGATGTTGCTAATTCAGCTAAACATCTTCTATACTTTAAAATTTTAAGAGCAGCATCAATTTGATAATCTCTAGGTTTAATTTCAGAGGTAGCAAAAAATTCATCTACCCAAGATCTAAATATTTCTTCATCTATAGAAGTATCAAAAATATCAGTAATACCGTTTAATGTAAATTGATAATCATATTCTTTACAAATATCAATTACTTCTTTCCATAGACCTGCAGGAATTTTATTTCTTTTAATAAATGAAATGTTACCATCCCATACCTTTTTCTTTACTAATGGGTGGAATCTCCAGCCTTCTATTTTCTTAGTAAGACTAGATTTTAACTGTTCATATTCCAACTCGGTACATGAATCAATTACTAAAAACTTTTTATTTTCAGACAGAGATAATTCCATTAAAATTCTTTATCATCCAGATTAATTCTGTTTCTTATTGCAAACGCCATATTATCTAAGGTCTTAATACATTCATAATAATAATCTATATGAGATTGTAACATATCTATTTGTTGCCTAAGAGAAGAAAGATCTGCTTTTATAAATTGGTTCTTTTCACCATTAGTTAATTTAACATCATAATTAATTGAATACTCTCGGTATTGTTGTTTATAATACCTATCCCAAGTAGCGTTCCTTTTATATATGGTAGTTTTAAAATCAGTTACCTTATCTAATAGCATTTGCCTATATGATAACATTCTTACTTGACATTCAGCCAATTCATTCATATTTTTTAGCTTAGCAACAAGGTCTTTAATTTTTGCCTTCCAATCATTTCGGTCTGTCCCTAATCTAATTTCTAATTGCTCGTTAGCTTCCTTTATTTGTTTATCGTCAAATGCCATTAAAATATTCCTTTATCGTTATTAGTCTTTTTATACTGTTTAATCTTTGGTTGAAATTTGCGTTTAGGTTGAGGTAATACAAAACTAGTTTTTACATCATCCGCCTCTATTTTTTTAAACTTAGTAAATAGTTTAATCTTTTTCTTAGAGGTTTCTAAGTCATCATAAAAATCATCAAATTGCTCAGTCACAAATTCATTATAATTTTTTATCATATAAATATAAGATCTAAATGGTTGTTTGTAAAATATTTATCCAACTGATTTAAACACCCAGTTCTATGCTTATATTCATATTTAACCAGATCATTTAAATCTTTTACTTTTTTGGAAGGTATTCTAAAATCCTTTAAAAATTTATCCCACATAAAAACCGTGTTACCGTTTTTAAGTTTTTGTATCATTTTAGATTTACCTTCAATATCATTATCAAAGAAATACCTAACGGTTGGTATTTCATCAAAATCTAATATTTGTTTTTTAACACCAGTAAGACCAATAGTATTTGTCATAAAGAAAGAATCTATAGGTCCTTCAAATACGGTAAACTCTCTACTTAAATCTGTAGTAAGTATACCGAAGATCATTGATATTTTATTAAGAGAATCTAATTCTTCTTCTGTCACCTTTAAAGGTTTCTTTAACCTATCATATATTCTTTCTATATTCCAGGTTTTATATTTAGGACCGCCGTTATCATCTAATGCCCTTACTTGAAATCCTACAATCTTATTAGCAGAATTTAAATTAAAAACATAAAGCTCTTTTCTTCTTGGATCATAACCAAACTTTTCAGTCTTATGATGAAGTAATCTACTCTTAAGATATGGGTATGCCCGATATGTTAAAGAATTAATTGGATATACATTAAATCCTAATGCAATCTCATCAAAAGATAACGCAAATTGATTTGCCTTTTCAAATAAATGAAATTCTAAAGTTTCACCTAATGAAAAGTTTTTCTTATTTTCCTTAATGAAATTAATTACATCGATACGATCTTCACCTTCAAAGTTTTGATTATGATCTTTAAGAAAAGTATCTAAGCTTTCATGAGCAGAGCAATTATAGCAATGGAATTGTAAATTATTCCAATAAAGGTTACCCCTTTTCTTTCTAGGTGAATCGTGTGAATCTCCACAGTAAGGGCATGCAAAATTTAAACGCTCCTTACTTTCTAATATTCTCCTTTTTTCTGAATGAGAATGATTAAGGTGAAGAACTCGGACCACCTTATCGATGATCCGAGCTTTCATTTCAGAAGATATTACTACTTCTGTTCCCATATTATTAAAGGTCTAATCCGTTAATAAAATCATCAAAATCATCTCCCTTAGAAGAATCTTCAGATTTAGTTTCTGATGCAGCCGGTGCAGATGTAGTTTCAGTTACACTTGCCGCGGCAGCTTCAGACTTTACAGGTTCTGGTGCAGCTTGTGCTCTCGTAACAGTTTCAATAGATGAACCTGGATTACTGAATTGTGAAAGTACACCCATTACTTTATTTCTCTGCTCATCAGTCCATGGGCGATAATCAAAGTTTGCTAACTCTGGTGCATCTTTAATGTAATCAAGAATTGCAGTTCTGCCTGCATCATCAGAAGTTACTGCTTCTTCATTAATCGTCATAGCAGATTTACTTCCTTGAAATTTACAAGAATCATAGTTAGGATAACCACCTTTCTTAGAAATTACTAATTCAAAATTCTTTCCTTCAAATGGATCGAATACTTGAGTAGGTTCATCGAACTGTGGATTTAATTCCTCATCAATTTTGGCTTTAATCTTATAACCAAATTTCATGATTTTAACTTGTCCTTCTAAATCTCTGTTCTGTGGATCCTTTACGATTTGTACCAATGCATAAAATACTTCTCTACGCTTAAGTCCTTCCGACATCTTTTTGTCTACAGCAGATTCAGAATTTCTAAGTTTGAAGAACATGTCTTGTACTGCACATTTTTCTCCAACGGTTGAAGGTGAGTCTACATAAAAGCCGTTTCCATCTCTATCTTCTAACCAATAGACATATTTACGAACGAAAGGTTTACGTGGATTTTTTACATTAGGAAGAAACCTAATTAATGAACGGTAAGTACCGTCTTGTCCCTGGTCGGGTTTTGGTGTGTACAGATCGCTACTTGGTGCGGGTCTGTCTCCAGTGTCAAGGTCCTTGACGCTTACACTGAAAATGTCGAATTCATTTGCCATTTTAATTGCCTTTTTATTTTTACTTTGTTATTAATTAATGGATATAACGCAGCGCTGCCTATTTAACTTGCCCGGGAATTGCCAATATACTTTGCCTTGTTATATGCCTGTTTATAAGTCCCTGAATAATATCAGTTCCTTTGTTTATTATATATTCATATCTCTATTTAGTTTCACACTAAATAAAAAAATTATTCTATAATAGCAGTTACATCATTTTCTCTAATGCTGAATATCGTCTCACCATTATATTTGAATTCTGTACCTGCTAAATCATGAAATAATACCGTTGCCCCTACCTTATAATCTGCATCTTCTATATCGGACCCAACAGAAAGGATGGTACCAGAATATGGCGGAGCATACTGACCTTCAGTTTTTGGTACATATATACTACCGATTTTTTCCGGTTGTTCATCTTTTTTAATAAATATTCTATTTTTTATTGCTTTTATCATAATTTTCTGAAACTAAGTTCTAAACTCTATATATAAAATATACTAAATTAAAGAAAGAGAAGTATGTAATTACTAGATTCAAAGTATTTAGTGGTTTTCAAGTATAAAGTATTTAATGATCACTTCCTTTTTCTTTATTTGCATTTAATATAAAATACGCATCTACTAGGTCATCTATCGGTTTAGGGATCTTTTCTGTAAAGTCTTTATCTTGAGTCCATTTCCATAAATCTGTTTTCCTTAAATTTTTATCATTAAAAACATCATCCTGGAATGCCTTTACCATGTAATGTTTATTTGCATTACCTTTACCGGCTAACTTCTTAACATGGGAAGGTTGATATATTGAAATATTTTTTACACCCCATGCATTAACTATTTCATTTCTTAAAAAGGTATTATACTGAACAATATCAATAAATGAGTTACCTTTTGATCCGTATGAAAATCCTTCTAGTGCAATTTTATGACTATCCGTTCCATATAAGGTTATTAGAATATTTGAAATTAATTCGGCTATATTTTGGCCGTCCGTGAGTTTCTCCCGTTCCCTAAGTAAAAAGTCTTTGTCTTTTACTTGTCTATAATATGGAAATCCTAAAATGGTTTTATTATCCATTAATTCCTTGTGAACTGAAAACGCTTTAGGAATCTTTCGCCCTTCTTCATCCCATATTCTATTACCATAATTAAAGAATGTAATAAATGTGTATTTGCCTTTATGGTCCTGTGTACATGTACCTGGACTATTAAGAGAGAAATCTATGCCTGTGTAAATCAATTATAATGAATTAAATGCGCTTACCTAATACTGCACCTAATGCAGCACCAACCAAACGACTTGTTAGTAAATCATATAAGGCACCTTTTTGAATACCTAATACTTTAGCAATTGCTTTACCTACAGCCTTACCTAAAGCAAACCCTGTAAGACCACCTAAAATAGAACCTAGTATTCCTTCATTAACTATTTCTTCCATTGCAGATTCTAAATCTTTACCGTTATTATGATCTTCTACTAATTTATCTACAACTGCATTAATTGCTGCCTCATGCTCTTCAGTTAATTCATGTGACTCATTCAATAAATTTTGAATGTCAACCGAGTCATTAGAATTTTCTGTAAGGTAATCTTTAAATGTTTTCATTGCTCTTTCTATTTGTTTATATATTAGACAAGATTAATATTAGTTTCAAGTATGTTATAGGTGAAATTAATATCAAAGGTTTGAAATTCTATTGTGTTGCTAGAGAAGTTTAGATCTAATGCACTTACACCAGTCATAATCATATCTTTTAACTGGCATGTTACAAAAATATTACCTTCACCATCAATCATTTGTAAACCAACGCCTTCAGGTACAAAGGGTTCTTTACCGCTCCTATTATAGTAATAATCAAATACATCAATAGCCATCCAATAATTTACCCAGCCATCAAAAGCTTGCATGGTCACTGTTAACTCTTTATCAAATAATTCTTGTTTAGGTAAGCTTGTTCTAAACCTCCTAGTATTACCTGGAAAATCGTTTTGTGTAACAGGATCAAAACTAGGCCCTGGTAAATTCATTGACTGTATTCCATAATTAAAATAATCAATAGGCTCCTTAATCATAGAGCCTGGCATGCGATTTAAATATGGCTTATACTTATCTACAAGTTCCTTAGGTATAAAATTTCTAGGGAATTCAAATTTAAACTGGTTATTTCTTGCGCTTAATATCATATATTATCAATTATAATATTTCAGTGTTACCACTACTAGGTTTTATTATTACAGGGTTTGATGCTGTATTAAATTCTTGCAATAAGCCTGCTGCCTGTTGATTATATCTTATTTGTTTACCCTTCTTAGATCCTCTTGCAATTTTTGATATAGCCTTTATTTGTGATCTTTTCTTTTTTAGTCTCTCTGCTCGCTGTGCTGCCAATTGAGCATTCTTTAAAGCTAATTCAGATTCAGTAGAACCTAATTGTTCTGTTAATATAGCAACCTCATTAGTTAGTTCTGTATTGGATGCCTGTAATGCGGTAATAGTAGAATTTTGATCTTGATCTAAAGATATCATTTCAGCTAATTGTTCCTTATAATTTTCAATAATACTACGTAAACCTGCCAATTCTCTAGCATATAATAATGCCTGCTCATTCATCTTAGCGGTTAGTGTTTCTTTCGCAGCATCAGTTAACCCTAAAAAGGTTCCTGTATACAATACACTTTCATCACTAACTCCACTAGGATCTTCCATTCTGGTAGATATGTAAAAATTTTGGTTATCTAATGCTAGTATCTTTTTTGAATCTTCCTTACTTATTCTAAATAAGACTTGTCCTTTGGAGAGATCAACATCCTTTACCTGTGTCCAGTTAGGTATTCTTATTTCATCATTCTCACCTACAAATACTAATGTTAAAGTTCCAACATTGCTAAGATCTATTGGAGTATCTGCGGTATTAATAACATCATCGGCCGACGGAGAAATACCAGGTATTGCTTTAGAATTAGAATTACTTGGTCTTATTTCAGAGGTCTCGTCATATAATGTAAAAATAATATAATCATCAAATGGAGATATTCTAATAACACCATCCCCTTGTGGTAAAGCCTCAGCACTAGGATTTAGTGAAGTAAATTTTTTAAAGTATTCATTTACTGTCTTGGTTACAGCTATATTAGATTGTACACCAATCGGTTTTGTAGTAACACCTGGTTTATTAACATTAGGTGTAGATATTGATTCTGCGTTATTCTGTTGTGCTGCCATCGTCTTCTGTTATTGTTTGTATTTTAGCTGGTGAAATTGAAGCCTTTACATTTACCCTATCTCTAAATGAAGTAACATATTTTGTTTTAACAACAAGCTTCTCTACTATTTGGTCAGAAGTTTGCCCTGGGTTATTACCAACCCCACCATTATTAACTATAATATTTTCCCCATCATTAGGTGCTATTTGATTATAAACATTTGCAACTGTTGGTACAACTCCTAAATTTATTTTCATTAATCTTCTTCCATACTTATTAACATCAAACGAAGTTAATTTAGCAAGTTTTATAATTTGTGAATTGTCAGCTCTGTTATAAAGTCTTAACATATAATTAATAGAAAATGCTGCAGCTATAGCACTGTTTAAAATTATAGGCCTAAATAGAATAGGATTATCAAAACCGGTGGTTTGTGTAAATACCTGTGTACTTGTTTTGATAAAATTTTGATTAATCTGTTCACTAACATTTATTTCATGGAATACAATGTAATCACCACCAGATGAATTTAGTTGAGCAATAAAATCTGAAAATGTAGATCCTGTAACTTCTCCAGATAGTTCAAAATAATCTCCACTATCTGACTCCACAACACTTGCATAAAGATTATCATAAATATCTCTACTCGCAAATGTAGCAGCATTTATTTCTTCTACATTATAATAACTATAGCCATTATCAACAATCGTTTCATAAATACCTGTAGCTTTAAATGTAATATTTGGAGTACTTAAAAAACCTTGACCTTCTGTTAATCTATAACCTAGGCCATTAGCTACAGTAGGATTAAAAGTATTATTCATAAAGAATAGAGAAGGTACTCTCCACTCAATGTATGTAGCATATAACTGATCATTTATTAAAACTGGATCAGGGTTAAAAACTGGTGTATCATCTTTCAAGAAGTTAATTGATGATAGATTAAGTAAAACACCATCTCTCCTAGGTACTAAAGTTTCAAATATAATACCATCATATCCAGTAAAACTAAAACCAGAAATAAAATGTACTCTTATTTTATCATATGCTATATTTTGCTGTGGGCTAAATACCTGTAGCAAATCAGCAGAATTAGTTAATAGTGGATCAAAATCATTATAAGGTACTCCTATGTCAGTATCTAAATATGCATACTGTGTTTTGTTCTTATTAATAGCAGCAACGGAGATATCTCTATAATTACCCATCTCAGGTGCTACACTTTGTGTATTAAAAAGGTAACTACCACCAGTATGCTCATCCCTCATAATCTCTATAGGATAAGTACCTGTGTTAAGCTCAGTCGGGTTTGATTGACTAGTATAAATATACTCTAGTAAAATACCGTCAGCTATTTGTAAAAATTTAGATGATTCCATTCTTTTTATTTATTTACCACTGTAAAAACTTTGGAGTGTAGTTTAAACCAACTCCTACATACGGAGTAATTTGCTGGCCGCTTAAACCGACTCCTAGTTGTAAACCTAGGCCTAATGTTTTTCTGTTTTCGTATTGTAAACTTTTAAACGCTTTACCTTTTTGATCAATTAAGATCCCCTCTGCACTATTAAATGTAGTACCAGGATAATCAGTTAAAAGATTTACAAATAATTCCTTTGTTTTATTATCTCTTGTTAATGTTGCAGATAAAAATATGTTTTGCTCTAATTCTATTGTTGCATCGCCAAATGTTATAACACTATCGTTAAGTTCATAAGGTACTAAACCACCAATGTTTCTAAAACTTTTACCCCATTCTTTTTTATCTGAAAATGTTAATGCAGAATTAAATTTACCTGTGATAGTATCTAATACAATTACAGGAACTTCTACAATAACCTCTTTGATTACAGTTTCAGTTTTAATAACAGTTATTGGAGGTTTTCCTTTTTCAAATTTTAATTCATTTTCTAATTCTTCTAACGATAAATCCAGTGCTCTTATCTGTGCAGCTGCATTTCCGTTTTCATCAATATAGTTTTGAATTGTATCTAAAGAAGCTTTCCAATTATTATCAATCCTTACTGCTTCACCTTTAGCAATTTCAGTTTCTTCACATTGTCTAAATAACAAAATACATAACACTACAATACCACCTAATAAAAACATTCTTGTGTTTTTAGGATCAGTAAGTATTCCTATTATGTTTTTTAATATTATCATAAACCTTCTTCATAGATCTGTTTTAGCTTCCATGGAGTAACATTGCTTTCTCCATATTTTTCTATTAACTTATCCATAAACTTTTTTTCTTTACCTTTCATTTGATCTAATTCTTCAAAAAGGTCATCTCGCTTTTCAGCTAGGCTCTCTATGCTCTTTTGCATAAGATCAATAGAAGTTTCAATCTCTTTATATCTATCTATGAAATTTGCTAATTCTTTTCTTTCTTTTTTTGTCATTTAATTAGTTTTTATATTATCTTATTAATTAGGTGGTCCATCAATAACAAACCCATTATTATTACTGGTATAAAATTCGCTAGTTGCCGGTGTTGAAGAACCAGCACCACCCATTTGACCACTATCCCAGACCGGCACCCCAACTAGGGACCATCCTGACCTATAGCGATAAACGTTATTACTTGAGGTCCCTGGAGTATTGCTGTAAAATTCTTCTGTTGTCCCATTCCACTGTAATGTAAAACTACATCTGGTGTAGTATGGGTAAACAAATCCTCCGAAAGCACTAAATGGGGGCCTACCTGTTTGGATGTAATCACTATACTTTTTAGTGGTGTTTGTGTTATTAACTGATTTTTCAGAAGATACCCACTTAACACGTATTCCTTGAGATCCGCCATAACCCTGTTGGGCTGTTCCTCCGGGATTATCAATTGTAATATTACCGGTCATGGTAAGTAGCTCAAAATGGCAACGCTGACCATTTTTCCAATCATCTGGTGAGTCTATTGTAAATTCCCTTATTAGAGGGTTATTGCTGGTACCTGGTGCTGCAAGACCGCCGTTTTGACTATTAGTCCAAGTATAATCCTGAGAATTAAATGGCCCTACCATTATTCGATAGTGTGGTGCATCTATGTTACTTATAGTGAACGGGTTTGGAAACGCAATAGGATTGTTATTATAAAACAAATCAATTTTGACTTCTTTTCCGCTCATCCAAACCATGTCATTGTTAATCTGTGTTACCTCCTTTGTTACTTTAAATCGTTCGTTAGTAGGATTATAATTAGATCCTTGGCTAAAGGTGCTATTACTATTAACAAAAATACCATATTGTTGTGTAGCAGATGGCGGATCACCTGCGTTAGTACCAAGGCCCTTACCAATAAATATTCCGGTATTGGCAAAATCAGTCCACTGTTCTTGTACAACCCCGGCACTAAGAAAGGCATTCGGATCACCATTCATAACAATAACATCCCCTGAATTATAATAAGTACTCCCAGTATCAATAAATATAGTAGCACTACTGGATGGAACTGTTGAAGCCGTACCCTGTAGCATAAATGCAACTCTACCGGTAATATTAATTCTATCATTCTGTATACCTGGCGATGTAGTTGCAAAATGACTTAATGTAATACTAGCATTTTCTTTATAATTTGCAGCACTTCCAAATGGCCTACCTATTTCAATAACACCTCCAGTATTATTTGTTCCTAAGCCTATCTGCATTTTTTTATCAACCCCGCTGGATTTTATCATTAAATTAATATTAGCAGTATTACCACTACCGTTAGATTCAATATTCATTAGTTGAGGTGTGAGCTCTATACTGGTATCGTATGCTAAGTCCGCCGAGGATAAATTTATAAAAGTACCGGTCCCTATTGACCTTGCCATTATATTACCATCAGATGCATTTATATCAATATCACCACCAGTTGTATCAATATTAATATCACCACCTGCGCTTGAATCTAAAGTAATATTACCAACGGTTGTTTGCATGAACGCCTTGTTAGGGTTTACTCCTACTTGATTAGTGCCTGCCCTAAGTTGTGCAGTAGCACCAGTTAAAAGAGTAATACCAGAATTTGCTGCAACACCAAAATCAGAAACCTGAAATTTAGCACCACCTGTAAATGAAGGGTCTAATGCCAAACCGGCCAAAGACTGTGGTCCAATTTGAGTTTGTGTCTGTGAAAGGGTACCTATTGTTTTAATTATAAAGTTAGGAACTCCGGCGCCACCTGCTAATTGGTTTAAAGTAAACTCAACATTACTATTATCTAATGCATAATCGGCAGTACCTTTTGTACCAGTTTCAAATAACAATCCATTACCAGCCCTAAACCTCTGTCCTCTATTAAAAGTATCTAAAGTAAATCCTGTATATTGATTAGAATCACCTACCGTCCCTACCTTAGGTACAATAATATTAAATGCATCATCAGTACCTAAATTTATGGAAGCTAGTTTACTTAAGTCGGCTTGTTCATAGTTTTCATTGATTTCATCACCTCCCATAAACTTTATTGCATTAGCACCTGAATCTCCTTGTCTAATTAAAACTGAAAGTACTGATGCGTCAAGCTGCCCTGCAAACGCTGAGGTAATTTTAAACTTAGAATTTAAATATATGTTACTATCATTAGGTCCGGCTATACCAAAAGACGCTACAGATATACCTTGGTTTTGTGCATTAACTGTAGAATCACCCTGTTGAAGATCTAATAAAGAAGGGTATGAAACATTTTTTGATGTTTGTTGATAATTTCCAGATCCATCATTACCAAATTGAGACCAGCCTACGGCAGTACCTGGTGTTCCCTGTGGTCCTGTTAAATTTATTCCAGTAGGAGTCCACGCCAACCCGGTATATTCCCATACATCACCATTACTCTGTAGATAAAAATCAGCATCTAACGGTGTTGCTGTTGGCGGTACTACGATTGGTGTATTAACTCCTTGATACCATTCAGTTCCGCGTTCCCCTCTTCCACCTATTGGACCAGAAGGTCCTTGTGCACCAGGAGGCCCAACTGGACCACCACCATTTAACAATAGCTGATCAAAGTTAAAATTAATTTTATCAACCGCCTGCGAAATAGTATCGGATGCAAGTAGATCTTGTATGGTAATTGCCATCTTTAATTCTTATTTTTTAACTATAGTAATACTGAACCCAAACGATTCAGTAAAACCACTCCTTTTGTTATATATTAGGCTAACATCAAATGGATTTGTATTTAATAGATTTGACCCAACGGATGAATTAACAGTTAATCCTGCAGAAACCTTTTCCGAATTGGTTAGTTCGGCTGTTCTATAATCTAACGGTGATTTACTCCGTGTACTTTTTACATAAAAATCAATATTATCAACTTTATATAGCTGTAAGATATTCTGTGTTATGTATCTCTCTACGTCATCATCTAATGTATCAGTATCACCAAAACTAAATTCATCCTTTATGTATTTTTTAAATTGCTCTTTGATTGGCTCAAATAAATACTCAATGAGTCTTTTTTGTATAAATGTATAAAATATAACTGATGTATCATTTTCACGAGTCATAAATGTTCCATCTATTAAACTAGGTTGTTTTATTGCGTCTTGTATTGCGATTGGTGAATGTACAAAGGTTTCTAATTCTATTGTTTGTGGTACCTTTAAATACTTAGAACCGTAAAATGATTTTTTCTCGGTCATAGCCTTAGTTCCAATAATAGATTCAATTAAAGATTTATCTATACTCTTCCTAAAATAAGCAGGCTCCCAATTAGAAGACCATAAATAAAAATCTCTTTTTGCTATACCTATTTCATTAATTAGTGGGTATAAGCTTAAGTATGCGCTATCAACAGAAAGTTCTAATACTGTTGAAGGGTCTTCTTCGTTTACTTTATGGTAAAACAGATTCTTTATTTGGCCAAAGTTTTCAGTATCACTACTATTAAATTGAGTATTCAAATATCTACATAACTCCATTACTTTAAATTTATACAATTCGTCATCAACAGAACCGGCCGTACTTCCAGTTATATTATCAAAATCAACATCTAAATAAGGATCCCTAAAACTAATTATCGGTAATGATGTTGGTTGATAATACCCAGCATGTCTACCTATTGGTGTAATTCTAGGTTTCTTCTGTAATGAAAGATCATACCCAATTACATCTGTTAAGTTAAATACGGTTGGCTTTGCAGGATCAGGTAGTACTCCTACATATACAGATTTTAAAATATCAGCCTGGGCTCTAAGTTCTATACTAAATGTTTGAGCCATATTTCCATTTTTGTCCAATATCCTATTACCATCTTTATCGATAGTTTCGTATACAATACTAGGATCTCCTTGATTAACATTCTTAAAGATAGTAGCAAAACCTATATCGCTTAATCTTGATGTATACGCATTAAAACCGCCTTGGTCAGAGAAAAAGTCTGTTTGTGCTAATGTTAAATTAGATGGTGAAGGGCCACCAGGAATAAATGGGTTTCCATTTTTTTCAATACTAGCACCAAGAAATTGTGTATCCGATATAACTCTGATTATATCTGAGATTACATAATCATCAGAACCTATTACAAATCTAATATCATTAAATGTACCATTAGCACCAATTTTAATATCTCGCAAAAATCTAGGAGGGTTTCCATTTATATCGTTGATTCCTTGAAACACATAAGCATTGAGGGATAAGTCAAATGTTGTGGCAGCTAAGCTTATTGCACCTTGGACACGGCTTCTTTCGTAGGTATAGTCATTACCAAACCCTGATGATAGTATAGGTTCACACTCATCGGCACCAGATGAGTAAACTAAATAATCACTTTCATATGAATATAATGTAGTTCTGTCAATGCTTTGTGATCCATTATTTATACATTCATTATCCAGTGTTAAAAAGATCATCATAACTACAGTTTTCCATTTATCATTTTTAATAAACTTAATTTGTGTCTCAGGTTTGTCAGGCGCATTAGGTATAAGCATTACTGAAAACCTATATTCATTAAATCTACCGTCATTGATATATTTTAATGATCTTGCATTAAAATTAGGTTTATTTTCAGGATTGGCTTTAGGTTTAGCTATTATTCTTACTCCTCTTAAAAAGGCTTCGGCAAAATTCTTTTCATCACCGCCACTAAATCTACCGTATCTTAGTTGCCTATCTATAAGATTAATATTACCACCACTAGTAAACTTATCTACAATAAAATAATCATTAAAATAATCCTGATTTACTTTTTGAAATGTACCTGGTGTGTAAACTGCCCCAGTAAAAGGGTTCTCTTCTATAGTATCAGTAGGTGCAGTATCTATATAACTCCATGAACTTTGGATTGCTTCATTGCCAAAATAATATGGAAACTCGCATAAATAATACCACTCATGAGTAAAGCCCTGTGGATCTTGTCCTATTGAGTATTTGGAGGGTGCAAAGTTATTTTGCCCAAATGCCTCGCTTAAATTTAAACTATATGGTAAATTCCTAACATTTTTACCATCGTTTAACCAAGACCATTTATTAATATAAGGTATGACTCTAGACGCAACGGCCTGCTGCTTTAAAAAGTTTTCTTCTAACCTATCATATTCTGATTCAATGACAGTATCAAAAGTTCTATTAGGATCTGATTCTTTAAGTAAAGCTATTAGGTTAGCAAAACCACCATCATCATAAAAAGATCTTATTTCAGGATTTGCACTTATATTAATATATTCCAATTCACCAGTAATAGGGTCAGGTAATCGTTGATTATATTGTCTATATTCAAAATCTAATTCACCTAATTGGCTATACATAGTGCTATAGAAATCAAAATCAAAATCTCTAATTGGAAATATTGAAAATCTACCAAATGATGGCCTATAATCAGAATATAAAGCAACCTGGCCACTCCTAGTAACATTTATTTGATTATCATTTAAAGTTATAATAACAAAATCATTGACACCAGTATATCCTATTGTACTACCGCTATCATTTTTAATAGGCTCATTTAAATATGGAACCCAGCTTTCAATTTGCGCAAAACCGTCCTTAGATTGAATATAATTACCAATGCTAAATCTTTCCTGGTCACCATTAGTAACTTTAAGTAAAGAACCGGTAAAATCATTTCCACCAACAAAATTCTTAATAGGTTCAATTAAACTTGTACTAGGATAAGTAACAAGTTCATTTGATATTGATGGATACGACGCATAATCTATTTCAAAATTAAGACGATTAAATCTACTTCCGCCAAATCTTGATTGTACATAAACAGTATCATCATTATATGTTGCTTCAAAAAATCTTTTCTCTGCTGATATTCCATTATTTATAGCGGATGTAATAGATATAGCAATTTCTTTAGGTGTACCAGTAGGATTAAAAAATTGACCATTACTTTTTCCTGGTGTAGGTGCCATTGCTAAGCTAGCAGCAACTTGGCCAGTTAAATCAACGCCGTCATAAAATGTAATTGTACTACCATCAGTTATTTCACTAATAATTTTAAAGTAACAGGTTGCCTTTCCTTTTTGATTAAGAACTTTTGCATTTGCGTAAGTATCTGGTTGTTTAAACCCAGCAAGCCTAGATATATCAATTTTAGTATCAAATAGCCTTATTTGATTAGATCCCCATCGTGAACCTTTTTTAACTGTATGAAATTGATTATCTTTATCTTTTACATAAAATATAGATTCAACTTCGTTTACTCTACTAGGTGTAGGCAAGCCAGTAATTGTTGTTGTTTTAGCAGGATCTAGATAAACAAGTATACCATTCTCGTTTGTCATCTCAAATGGTGTATTAAGCATTTCAGATACTTCATTTATAGATTTAATTTTAGGTAATTGTGTTTTCTCTGTATTTTTATAAAATCCTTCACCAGATATATCAAATAACCCTTCCTCTACTTCATTGACATATAAACCAAAGTACCTATTTATAGAATAATCAGCAGCATTAACATCAGTGAATAAAAATTCCATGTTAATTAAATTTGCCAATAAAACATTGTTTCTTTCAAAACCTTCAGTAAAAAAGAATTCATTATTAATAATTGTAGTATCTTGTGTAACTAAACCATCATATGAAAAACTACCTGATTGTGTAAATCCACCTTTCTTATAATTAATCCCAGCCCATTGTATAGGTTCATCCTTTCTCCATGATACATTTAAAGGAGACTTTGGGAAAGATTCCTGGTTTCTATAATTTCTTAAATAAGAGCCTAATAAACTATTGCTTGTTAAATCAAATGTTTTAATAGCAGTACAATTCTCCAAAACATTCTTTGTAAATTCTGCTGACGTCTGCGCATCTAGGTAATTAGTATTTTGCAAAGATTCATTAATGTTATTGACAGCTGCCGGATTATCAATTCTAAATATTACAAAATTATTAGGAATTTGTTCGTTTAACCAAATAGGTGCGAGAATGCCTAGATCTTCAGAATAAGAGTTAGATGCAACAGATCTAGTACCTGCTGAATAGAACATTTCAAACTGATTTTGATATTGTGATAAAACAGATACATCTCGGTATTCTTGAAAAACTTCATATGCTAAATTAGTTGGGAATTTACCTCCTTGGAAGAACTGCCAAACATCGCGGTCATAAGTATTCTTGCCACTAATTTTAAATGCTTTAAAGGTAGATGATGCCAATTCAGTATTAGCACTAAAAGATTCTAGATATAAATCTTTATTATTACTAACAAGCTTAACATTACCTGTTAGTTTAGGATTAGTTCTAACTATACCATAAGATGCTTTATCAAAAAGTTTTTCGGCCATTTAATTTTCACTTTTTTTATTTATTCACCATGAAGGTAGTGAAAATTAAGTGCTTAAAAACTAGCACCCTCATTAACGTCTTGGAACCCTTGGTTAACACCACCGCCACTAATACTTCCTCCACCAGTTCTAACTATACTATTAACTCTAGTTGCAGTTACGCTTGGGCTTAATTTAGTTAATACCTTTTCTAAGTCACTTAAACCTTTAGTTACTGTTTGTGATGGGAATACATCTATATTAAGATTATCAGACCTATATTTTGCAAATACTTCAACATCATACTGATAAACATCCTGGTTATTAGGGAAGATATCAAATCCGATAGTTTTAGAATATGTTACATTAACAGTTGCACCAGTAGTATCACCTGCAACATTACCTATACCACCATCGTTACCTGCGCCTGTACCAAAATAATCAGTCATTCTATATTGAAATACCATAGGTATGTTAACTGAGTTTTGTTGGCCAAATTGTATAATAGCTGAAGACTGTATAGAATCTCCACCAACCTGTAATCCTTGGTGATCATCACTAGAAATAAACAGATAAGATCCGCATGATTGTTCTCCTAGTGTGTATTGGTCAAACGCATCAAATGAAGTTTTTACATTTCTTTCATAGCCTTTTCCGCCATTTACTAAATTAGGATCTGCTGGATTTCCAAGTGGCCCAATATCCGTAAGAGTAGGGCTAGCCATCAGTGTTTGACCATTAGGCCATAAAACCCCACCAAAGGGAGCAACGCCTGACATTGCATTTAAATCTAATACATCTTCATTTAAATAAATTGCTTGCTGTTTACCTAAAGCCTCATCCGACTGCAAAGGAATAAATTTAGAATGCCTAAACATAACATTTGCTGTACCGTTTCCACCACCGGCTACTGATGTACAATTTGCTTGCGCAACTGTAGGTAAACCGCTACCAACAGCGCCTAATGTAGTAGAATCTCCAGTTAAATTTATATAAGCCTGTCTATAAGTATCAAAGTTTTGTATATATGGGTGAGTTATGTGGATTTCCAATGTATCACTGTTACCTAAATTATCGTATTGTACCGCGGTTGTAGGTAAACCTGTTGTTACATCAAAACCGCCACCCCAAATAAATTCACCGGCAACAGGAACAGCATTAAATGTAGTTCTGCCATAAAAGTTTTCAGCGGTATCTAAATTAAATGTATAGTCTCCAACTGGATTTCTATAACTGTAAAAATCTTCTTCAGATGAAACATCGCTAAATCTACTACTTATAAATTGATTTTTATTTTGTGTAGACTGGAATGGTGATATAGATGTTGTTTGCCCATACCTCCATGTGCCATCGATTGTTGGGTTAGTTAAAAGAACAGGTGCCAAGTCATATTTTCTTACTGTATTATAATCGGCATCATCTGCTTTATATGTTGCTATACCGTTGCTTTGATTTGCGGCACTGTTATCTAACCAAGAATATGTTGCAGGTAAAATAACAGATCCCCCGGTTGCCTCGGCTAAAGTATAATTAGGATTTTCTGATTGCTTAACCATCCTTTTTCTATTTCCTGCAACCCTTGATACTAATCTTAGACCAGTCTGTTCTCTGTTTCCTAAATTAATAAAAAATGTTTTGGATATAACAGCTCCTCTAGGATCGTCTAAGTTAGAAACTTCTTGTGAATAAAATCCTGCAAAAACCTTGGTTACAGAATTCCTATTTAAATTAGTAACATTACCTTGGTCGTCAATTAATGTTACAACTAACTCACCTTGTGCATTCCTTAGTATCTCAGCAAACTCGTCTAGCCTAGCTTGCATTTCATTTAATTTAGTAAATAAATCTATAGGCGTTTGGTTTTCGGATAAAAACCCTGATGCAATTACTGGTGATGAATGTGCAAAATAAGTTTCGTTAGCCACAAAGGAACTGCTTAAATGTTCCTGTATACCTAGTTCATTAAGATCTTGTTCTAACGAAACTTTTGCTAAATCTTGTTGATTTTGATTAATTACAGCTTCTACTGCATTATCAGAACTAAGATCTGCTGGAAATGCTATTATTACTGGAATTGACCAATCACTCTCTAATGGATTAGATGGCCACCCAGCCTCACTAATGGATTTTATTTGTACTTCTACCTGCTCGCCCTTTCTTATAGGTATATCTAATTGATTAATATTAACTGAGTCTGCGTTATCAGCATCAATCTCTACCCATTGATATACACCTGTTATAGGATCTTTTGTTCTAGGTCTTAGAGTACTCTCTATAATATTGTAATTAGAAAATGCACCTTGGCTTTCGCCTGATCCGTCTTTAAACTTAAATTGATCAACAGGATTAGCTGCACCGTCACTAGAAAGATAACGGTATCTTATTTTAAATTTAACTATAGATTGTATTCCAGTAGCCGGTGTGGATTTTTCCTCAGGCATTGCCCAAAATCCTCTAGCTCTATATTTAGGTGAAATACTTGATACAGAATTATCTTTTGCCTTCGCATCTATTTCTTTTACTACAGATGAATACAATTCAGCCTGTGATGACCTTTCGGTGACTAATCCTTGTAATGCATTGACATCAGCATCTCTCTCAACTTCAGTTGAATAATTTGTGGTTTGTATCTTTGCTCTACTTTTTGAAATTGCACCGTCTAATTCTTTAAGAGTAGATTCAATTGTATTCTTTTGATTATTTAAATCAGTAAGTTCTATTATTGCAGGTGAATCACTAACTTGTGCATTAATAAGCTTAACACTAAAATCTTCTACATTAACAGTTGGCGCATTAGGTTTAATGCCTTCTCTTGTTGTAGGTATCTTATCATCAGCAAATGAAAGTAGCATTGCACCAAAGTCAATTGCACTCTGTTGGTAATATTCTGCTAAAGTTTGTTCTGATCCTGCAGCATTTAATGTAGTTAAAGTATTTGTATAAAATGCACTACCAGGAGACCAGTTAACAGAAGGTATTTTAGAATCAGGATCAATAGGCTTAACAAAAGTTACACATCTTTCGTTAAATCCAACGGTAACGTCTACTTGTACATTGTCTTCTAATGACGATGCAATTTTTAAAATATCAGCCCCTATTCTTATAGGTTCGGATCCTTCAACCAATTCTAAAATAACAGTGTTAGTGCTTGAGTCTAATTTTATAACTCTATACCTTGTATTAATAGGATTGCTAATTACCTCTAGACTATCACCAACTGATAGCTGTATTGTATCATCAAAGTCAGCCTCGGCATCAGTATAAAATATTTTATTTAATTTATATTGTTTTCTTTGAGACGTGACGCTAACACCGTTTACTTCCTCTGTAACCGTTGCATCTGATATTCTTAATACACTAAAGTTTCCTGTGTACCTCTTTACTCTTGGTGGTAAATCAACTACTGCTTCATCCAATACATATGAAATGTTTCTCTCAACAATTTGCTGTAAAAAATCATTATAGTTAATATCTGCCCTACCTTCAAAACTATCAGTAAAAAAATTAACCTTTGATTGGGTATTTGTATTTAAAATATATCTTTGGATTATGGCTCTTTCTGTGTCAATTGGAACTTGCCCAGTTAAATCAAATGATACATATAGTAACGGATTAATTAATTCCTCAAAGAACCAATTAGGTTTAATATTAAAGTTTTCAACCGAATTTATAGCCCTTAAATCTTGTGCCTCTGTAGGCAATTTAGCAAGTACTAATTTTCTAAAAGTCCCATCAGGTAATCTAATAGAACTGTCACTACCATTTAGGTTGGTGATTGTATCTATATTACTCTGCAGCCTATCAACTGAATTTTTAAGAAAGCCAAAACTAGGTATAGTTACTCTTGAGTTTGTACCGTTATTATTTTGAATATTAATTGTAACCGACTCATTACTAGAAGTTATGGCCTGATTAACCTTTTCAAAACTTTCTAAAGAATTATTAAAAAGTCTAAGAAGTTCTGGTAAAAGTGTTGATATTGAATTGTTTTCAGCCATTATTTTTCTTTCTTTCTTTTATTATTTATTTGATTATATCATATACAAAATTAAGCACACCTTGCTCCGTACATATAAACTCAATAATAGGCTTGGTTGAAATATCAGCATTAGGAATGACTCCCATTGATATTCCATAAGATCCATTATTAAGCCTACTTGGAGAATCTGTCCAGACTCTAATGTTTCTTGACCCTATATTAAGAGTATTGTTAAATGTTAGCCTCATAGTCTGCCCCGTCTTCCACTGTATATCGGTATCATTAATATAAATATTTAAGTCACCTCCAGCCTCATTAACCGTATCTAATCTTAACATATTAGTATAAGTCCTCAATGAAGTAAATACTTGTGGAGTTGCTTGGTTTAAGTTTAATGGGTTAGCTGTTGTTATCTGAACCTCATCCTTATCAAACGGTACCATAAAAGTATATTCCTGACTAGCCAAAGAAACTGTAACTATATTAGGTGTATTGGTATCTATAGTGATACCAGGACCTTGTCTTAAAACGTCTGTGTTATACTGTAAAGTAGTTGGGACATTTCCATTTGCCAAATTTTGTATCTCATCAGAATTTTTAGCAATAAGATCTAATAAAACTGTATCATTTGCAAATGCTAAGTTAGCATTATCTAACTGATTCTGTACACTAGTAATTTGAGCCTGTAAAGATGTTACATCAGCTACATTAGTTATTTGATTTTCTAATGCTTGCACCTTTTGGTCTATGGTAGATATCTCTAATTGTTGTGTTTGGAATATCTTTGCCGATTCTTGAAGTTGTGCAGTTGCTTCACTGAAGAGCTGCATTGAAAATGTATTATAGTCATTAACAATTGTGTCGATACCGGCCGTTCCTGGTGAAGCATCAAATCTAAGATTGATTTTAAATCCATAACTGTTTCCATTTTGCCCTGTAACTTTGTTAGGCTTATACTTAGGATATCTTTGAATGTAACCACCATCTGTTGTAGGTGTAATATTATCTACTAATAAAATACCATAAAGATTAGTAACCGTGTTTGCAGTATTACTTGTATCTACTAAATCATAATACACTAATACAGCGTTAAATTCAAAAGTACTTGCTAAATCAGTGCCATTAAATTGTGATATTGTAGAAATGGTAGGATCTGTTGCAATCTGCTCATAATCATTTGCAGTAAAGTCAACTGATATTCCATCCAATTCAGATCTTATATAAGTAACCCCAGTAAAGTTAGGAGGATTATTATAATCAGCAGGATCTTTTCTAATTGGAACACTTACAGGATTTGTAAATGTAATAGGCTCTGTGAAATAAGAATTTGTGGTTGTGGGCGGAGTAGGCTCATCCATCCAGTTTGCATTAGGATCACTATAGCCACCAGGGCCGCCTCCTAATAAAGGTTCGTCATAATCATAAAATGCATTAATATTTAAACCTTGTGGGTGAACAGTTGATGCATTCCTACCAAGAATATATTCAGCATTTGGACCAGTACCCTGTATCTTTAAGCTTGGTTGATAATTAGCGTCTGAGATAGAATCAAATAAAATAGTTGGAGTTCCTCCTACTTCAGTAGGTACATTAATATAAAGTTCTGTATAAGCTTCACCTGCTTTATCTACATTATTTACAATATCAATATCACCTACATATTTTACTACTCTTCTATATTGATTATTACCGGTAGGTTGTTCGTCTTCTTCAACAAATAAAGGTTTAGATACACCAGGATTTTTTTCAAGATTAGTGGCAGCACGAAATCTCATTGCACCAGTCTCTTTCATCCATTTAAAAAATACTCTTTCCGCAACCGACCTCTGTATAGAATTATCATAATCAGTATCACTAATAATTAACTCCTCTAGATTCAGCGCGTAATTCTGAAGACTTTGTGTAAAGTTAACATTTGGGTCAGCTGCATTTCCACCGCTCGCAATCATACCATCGATAGTATCAAATTGCATGTAGTTTTCATTACTACCAAATCCTGGATACGGTAAACCATCCATGTCCGGTATATTTAAAAGCACAAACTTAGAAAAGACCAACTTAAGCTCGTCATTGTTAAGGGTCTTTGATAGATCTCTTGCAGAAGAGGAGAAGGTATAAAATGTACCTCCATCCGCTTGCGGTGTTTTAATTAAAGGCGTGGTTGCCATGTATCTCTTTTCTTTTTATTAAACTATTGAATATCCAGTTCCACCTACTAAGAACCAAATTCCATTTCCTGTTCCGTCATCAGCACATAGTAAATGAGCAGTATCACCTTGTGCATTTAACTCAATGTTAGTACCACCTGGTAATACTAATGGAGTAACTGCACCGGATATACTAACTACACCAGTCTGTGCATCAGAATATACAAAAAATATTTCTTGACCAATCGCACCATCATTTAATAATATTGATACAGGTACCGCTACATCAGTATTAAATACCCTCTCTATTGTGTAAGGTGGTATTGCAGTACTAGTACCTACTGATATTGGTGAACCTGCTGCAAATGTATCATCTAAAGGTTGTGGGTCTTGATCATTTCTAAATAAGCCACCGCCATTAAGATTTAAATTACCTGTCATATTGACGTTTGTTAAAACATCAAAAGTAGAAGCATTAATATCTAATAGGACAGTACTTAATCCTACTCTTAATGATTCGGTTTTTAAATCGTTTAGGTTTGTGATAGTTCCTGCAGTTGGATTAAAGTAAACCTCCATTGCATTAATTTCACTGGTCAAAATATTGAAGTTATCATTCAATACTAATCTGGATCCTGATAAAGAATCTGTTCCAAGAATTTCTGTTACGCTAATTGCCATTTCTTTTCTATTTTATTACTAGGATATTTCTACCCTTTTTATATTTATTCCCATTCGTATCTGTAAGTTCAAGGGTGATCTCATATTTACCAGATTCCTTAAACAGATAAGTTAAGTATTTACTCTCAAAATATATATCGGCCATGTTTGAGTTAGTTGTATTCTTAATAATCCATCTAGGTTCGCCTTTTCCAGGTATCTTACATTTATCATATACAAACATAAGCCACGTCATCTTCGGTAAAGTTTTGCCATTATTTATAAACTTAGCAGTACTCCAAGTAGGATTGCTTGCTTTATGTAAACCTTTTCTATAAATTAAACTTGGGCATCCGGTTGAACCTGTTGGGAAAGGCGAACCTGTTACACCTGTACTAGGGCATACTCTATCACCGTTAGTATATACAATATCAAGATATGTCCAATCACCATGTACACCAAAATATCTGCATACTGCCTGTATAAACTTCTGATTACTTGATGCATCGTAAACTACATTATAAACATATTTATTAATAATTTTATTTGTACTCGTATTTAATCCTGCGGCTGCTTGTGCTAATGTAGTTGTAGATAAATCAAAATAATGCTCTGCGGTTTCCCCATTAATATCAGTTATTTTAAGATATGTTTCAGGCACAACTTCAGCAAATTGAAAAAATGCTGGAGTATCACCAGTAGTACTTGTCATATCCCACCATAAATGATAAGTGTCATTCCAACCGCCAGTAGTTAAATTATCCCATCTATATGGACCAGAAAAACTAGCTTTACCGTCATCTTGGTAATTTAATAATTGAAAATCAGGAGATGTCCCTAATCCAAAATTATTAAGTATTGCATTTACTCTATTCAAGGAAGTGTATAAACTAGGAGTTTCATCATCCCATGTCATCGTAGGAGCAATAGGTAAATTCCATAAAGATCCGTAATCATTCCATAAATATTTACCTTCACTAGACCAAGTATAATTTTCCTTTCGTGATTGATACCATCCAGAATATTCAACCTCTCTATTTTCTACACATATAAAATCAGTTTTAACATTAGATGAAATATTGTTATATAAGTCATATAGTTTCATTTCTACACTATAAGTTCCAACGTATGGTAATATTAACGGTACTTTATTATATTGTGAAATAGGCCCTCTAAACACCTTATAATAAGATGGTGAAATATCAGTGGCTTCTTTATAAATAGTCCATTCTATTTCTTCAAAATTTCCTTTTTCAATACCACTCCATGTAAATAAAGTTTCACCTGGTAATTGATTAAATAATAATTGAGAGCCAAAATTTGACTCACAGCTTACTTTTAACCTATCAACATTCTGGCCAAATAATCTAACAACAGCACCAGTAACAACAGTCTCTTGCGTAATATCCCAGAATACCCATGGGTCTATAAACGAAGCCTTAAGATTTATTAATTGATTATATAAAGCATTTCTAACATCAACATCAGTATCACCTAGCACCGCTGTATAAGTAGCACCCGTATTAGTATCAGGGTCATTAATTGTAAATACATCACCTGCAACAACACCTTGCGGATCAATGTCAAATGTAAAAAATTTATTAGCATCGTTTAGTTGATTCCATGTAGAATCAACATTATCCCATGTTATATTATTAAAGGAATCATTTTCTAATACGGTCATTGCCCCTATGGGAATGCCAGGTTTATCAGGTAAGTAATATGAAGATTCGCCATCAGGCCATACACCAATTTTGCTGAGCTTAGGTGAATACCTGGTAAAATAGGCAAGGAATGCATCGGCTAAACCAGATACTGTAACATTATTTCCATCATATAATGGACCTAATGGGCTATTAGGATCTGGTCCTATTGGTGACGGTGGATAAGTTTCACCTGTAGAAATTGGACCTAAAACTAAATTTCTTCCAATTGAACCTGAATTCAAAGGAGCTATATATGCATTACAGAAATTAAGAACTGCTTGGTTAACAATAGCTTCTGATGCTAAACAAAAAGAACTAAATGATCTGAGGTCTTCCATGTATATACAATCGTCTGTAGATAATTTAAAATTAGTATCTATACCTGCAGTAATTTCACATTTCTTATTTCTGCTATTTGTATTTACCACCTCAAGCAAACCAAAGAAATCTGCCTCTCCAGTTATATCCTTAATTCTAGCGTTAAGTGGTAAGAATTCGTTTTCTAATTTTTTCTTTAATCCAAATAGCTTAATTAAAATTTCTTCAATAGTAAAATCATAATTTTCTTCAGTCAGAGGTAAATCTTCTTCGCTGTACCTATTTGGGATAATTTCATTAATTCTATAAACTAAACTAAATAAACTAGTTTTTCTAAACCTTTTATTAGGAAGTGTAATTTTCTTATCATTAAACTGGACAGTAGGATCAAATAAAGCAATATTATTACTTTGTATATACTTACCAAATTGTGGAGAGTTAGCATCCACATTTTTCCAAAATTCCTTTACTTGTAAAGTATCATACCCAAAAAACTTAATAGCATTTATTAAACCTTTATAAGAACCTATGAAAGGGTAAATGTTACTACCTTCCATCATGATCTCCTTTCTCTTCAGGTTAACTTCTTCAAAGTTAGGAAGAATTTCCTTTATGTTAGTATCTCTAAATACTTCACTATCTGATTCTAAAATATTATAGCCCATATTTTGAGTCATAACTTTTAGTCTTTCATCTTCTCCTATGGTTTCACCCCAGATTAAAATTTCAGCTATTACATTACCAGTACAATCGTCTTTTATTAGTAACGTTCTTTTAAATGTGTTTTCAATTTCAGATCTAATTGCTAAATTAATTTGAAGAGCCTCAGATCTAATTACATCAGTTATTGTATAACCACTAGGATCAACTGTTTCTGTAGGATCTGAATCTAATGGAATTTCTAACTCTGATAGTATTTGTAGCGGTGGCCCATCAGGTTCAATCTCCAATGAGGTTTGTGTACCACTATCAAAATTCATATTAAATTGAAATAAGAATATTTCAGTAGGATCGGTTGTTTGCCATTCAGCAACCCAATTACATACACCGTTAGTTGACCCAGTAGTACCAGTAGGAACTTCTATACCATGAGGAAAGCCGAACTTTTTTGTATTGGTAGTTTTATCAATGAACTCTTCTAATATAAATAACTGTCCCACTTCAAACAACCCAATGGATACCTCAGGTAAGTAAATAGAACCTGTCCATTTATCAGAAGAAGTATCATAATCAAAATTATAATACTTACCATTCTTGTCAAAGAAGTTTAAATGTTGCCAATTATTAGCCATCTTAATTTATTTTTTGGTAATCTTTTGGTACACCGAAGTTATAATAAATTCTTAAATACTTTACTTTGTTAATCCAAAATGTCATAATAGGTCTTAGGTAACCATTTAAGAATTCTGCAAGCCTTTCATTTCTAAACATATAATTAGAAAAAGAATTCTTCATTAAATTCTCATTATAGTCATTACCTTGATTTTTTAAAATCCAACCTTCTTCATATGTAGCCTTATAAACACTAGGCATACCTGTTCTTTTTTCTGTAAATTTATTCATATTACTTTCCTCGTATTGCTTTTAGTGTAGGATTACTTTTTAGCCTCCCTGTATTTGTGCTCCTAGAATTACCAGATGTTGCGATAGTAGTACCTCTACTTCTCTTAAGATCATTAAACTTTGCCTGTTGAGTTTTATTATAAAGGTTATTAGGAATAGTGCCTTTAAAGAATATATTAAGAGAACTCACAGCATTCTTGTTTGGTATCGTCTCATAGAATGTACCATTTCTATCTTCCCAGCCACCTCTTATGATAGCCAAATCTTCAGGGCCAATTACAATATCACCAAACTCATCTAGGCCTAATTGCGGATCTTCATCTGCTTTTAATTTTACCTTTTTAGATTCTATTAATACTTTTTGGTCTGTTACTGGATCTGTGCCGTATACAGGAACTTCATAAAAGCCTTCTGATATAGCCTTTTCATTTTCTTCTGATACAAAGAAAACGTTAACCGAGTCAACGCCATTAACATTTTCAATAATTGAAATTATATCTGATCTTGGAATTCTATCTCTTCTATTTATGTATATAAAATACTCACTAAGCTGCTCTCTAATCGAAGCATGAATCTCATCTTTATCAAACCCTTCGACATATCTTAATACAATATTTACAGCGTATCTTTTTATTACAGGATCATTAATTCTAACTTCGGCTGTAACAACTTGTCTACCACTCTCATTTAGTATTTCATATACCATTTCCTTTTCATCAGCTGTCATTGAAAATTCTTCCACAGGAACACTGAAATAATCCTTATCACTGGTTATTTTCTTAGCAATATTAGGAATTAAAAATAAGTAAATAATATTATCATCATCTAGGTATTGGTCATCTTTTGTATTGTATGCATCAATAAAAGAAAAGAAGTCATATTTACTTAAGTAATAAATGTAATTATTAGGATTAGCTAAAACAAAAGAATTACTTTGGTATGGGGCAATTAATCGTGTAAACTGAGGGTCTTCACTATCAGATCCAAACATAGGATTACGAACAATGTTTAATGATAATACTTCATTTAAATCAACATCTTCACCTGTTGGGTCTGTGCCTGGTTCAACAAACTTAATATCTAGATTCTTACCCCCAATGTTACCAGCAGATCCACGAGTCTTAACATAGGTAACTTTTATAATAGAACCTAATGCTGGGGGTTGTCCAAATTGATTATTACCAAAGAAAATAGTTAATCCACCATTTACGCTTGTTTTTACCATGACCGCCTCTTCTCCATTATTCATATCATATAAAGAATCTACCTTTTTCCATAATTTACCATCAACATGGACATCAACCATATATTGATCGGTTGGTTCTTTTGTCGTTAAATTATAACTCTGTAAAGCCGTACCGGTACCAGTAAAGGTTTGATCCTCCAATTCACCTTGTATTAATTCTACATTTACAAATTGCCTAGTCGTTTTTTCTAACCTGATATAATCACTATCAAACTTTATAAAATACATTAGACTGTTTTGTCCAATTTCACAAGGCGCATAATTTAATATTTGTACATAGTCACCTTCAACTAATGTTGCTGCTGAAGTATTTAATCTTAAGCCTATTACTCCCTGTGCAGATATACCCCTAGACGGATCATGGCCGGTTAATCTTGATAAGCCATAAATAGATTCAATATTTCTTGCCCTGCTAATATTAAGCTCTGTTGCAACAGCCTCAATGTAAAATAAAATAAGCTCACCTAAATTAGCAACCACTGTAAGAATTTGTCCAAATGGTGATGCAGGTGTAAATACTTCACCAGCCTGGTCATATTGGCGCTGTAGGTATTGAAAAGCATCAAAGAATAATTCTGTTGCTTTAATTCTGGTTTTACTGAAAAATGACATTAACTATTTTATTTTATTTTAAAACAAAGCCCCTATGACTCTTTCTTCATTTACAAAAATATCAACTAAACAGCCATTTCTATCAACTGTACTGTAAAACTGTACTCTTACATCTATACCAAATTGACCACTACTGCTGTTTAAACAATATGTTTGAATCTGCGTACTTATTCTTTGAGCAATCACCGATTCATTTAATACTAAAGAAAAGACAAGATCATCCAAATTACATCCCATATTAGGAGAACCTAAAACATCACCTTGTCTTGTAAATAAACAATTCTCTATTTTAAGGATGAGTTGTTGTAATTCATCCGTCACCTCAATTATATCACCATTATACTTTGGTGCCTCTATGTCTCTACTGTATATTTCCTTAATCATTGAGAATATTCTTTTATTATATATTCTCTACATTTTTTGAGGGTCTTAGATTATATTTTTATCCAGTGAAAAAGTAATCAACACCTTCATCTCCTTTTATTTCTTCAACGATAGCGTCAACCTCATCCCTACCTTCTGTAGAAATTAAATCATAATTAATTGTTATATTACCTGGTAGATTAAATTGAAAAGTTCCTAATATTCTTGATAATTGTATTTTAGCCATTCCACAACAATATCTTATAAACGCCTCATCCTGAAAAAGATCACAATCAGGGATAGTATTATATACTTGAAATATACATGCACCATTTTTAGGTAACTCTCCCATGAATCTAAATTTTTTGGTAAGCCTATTATAGTTATATGAAATCTGTGCTTGTAAAACCTGTCTTGCATTATCAATATATTTTGAATTAATTACATAATACATTAAATCTTCAGAACCAATCCCTGCGCCATAAACATCAGAGTATATAAATTTATCTAATGAAAAATCTACATCACCAGCTGAAAATGAATTATCGCCAAAACCACCATCCTCTCCAGAGAATCCGTTTATTTGGAATACATTATTAACTGCCCATACAGTTGAAGGCATTTTTACAACACCTCTAGGATTATTAACATCCTTTTCAGTTAATGTGTTTCCGCCGCTATTATGACTGATTCCTTGATTAAAATCTTTTTCACCCCACGCAGCAGCAGGTAATGCTATAAACATTTCCTCTACACTATCTTCATATATCTTATAAAAGTAATCCTTTGCCTTATTTATAATATGAGCCAATTCCTTTTTAGGTACAGTAAAAGGTATTTGACATGCAACTGTTAGATCATCATTAATTTCTTTAATGAGTGCGTCTAAACATTCCTGTGCATCTGGGTTACACCAACTTTTATTCCTAGCCATATCTTTATTTAATTTTTTCTATTTCTATTACCTCTGTTTTATCACCAAACCTAGCAAGTTTTGTTGCCCTGCCTTGTCTGAATATACCACCAATCATCTCACCACTAAATACCCCTCTTTTACCAAATACGTAACTATCTTCACATATTACATTTTTGCTAACATATGATTCTTCTATTTTACAATCTTCTACTACAGTAGCACCAAATAAGTTAGATTCAAATACTGACGCATTCTTAAGGTCACAACCAAAAATATCACAGTTAATTATATTACCTTGAATAACAGAGTCAACAATATCAACTCCATTTATTTCAAAACATCTCATTAACTTAGCATCTTTAATTTGTATTCTACCAGTATCGGCATCATAATTAATTAATCCTTCATTCATATCAGCCTTTGTAATTAGATCAAAAATCTTTTCTCTAATTTTAGGATAATACATTTCAACGATTTGATCATACGTTTGGAGATCAACCATTAAATGAATGTTCGGGAATTTTTCTTTAAATGAAGAATAGGTTCTATAAGACTCGATAACAGTTTTATGTTTTTCTAAAATCTTATCTAAAACCTTTAAATCCGTTTCGTTATATTGTGGGTTAACTAAAGTTTCATATAATGAAGTAATAAAATGCTCGGTCATTGAAAGTATAGTGGAATATTTTTTTTCATAATCCTTTCCACCTAAGTATCTAAATTCAATATAACCTTTAGGTACCTTACTGAAATTAATACCATAATACTTTTCTTTAACAAACATGTAATTCTTCCACAGATTTTTTTCTGGTGAAGGTTGAGTCATACCACTCAAAGGTACAATAAATTTTACAGATTTTGCATAAACTGAATCTTTTCTGTTTGGGAAAGCTTCATATACTTTATTTTCATCAAAGTTAAGTACAAATTTTCCTATATCTAATTTAGACATATTAACAATAGGTCCTAGCTTCTTTCCATCAAACGCGATATTAACATGAATTGAGCACCTCTCATTAGTGGTTCCATTTTCTCTAATCCATTTTAAAGTTTTAGCCATGATTAACTTGGCCTCAACAAAGGGAAGCGGTCCAGTTACTAGTTCAATCATCCCAGTACCACCTGAATTATCCGGTTCTAATTTAAAGATATCCTGAGTGGGGGCAAAGTCACTATGAGCCTTTTCCTCTATTCTAATTGTCTTATTTAATGTTTGGGCTAAACCGTCTTTTGTAAGGTCAAGGTTTTCATTTGAAAAGAACTCAAATTCAAAACCTATCTTTGAAGAATGTATAGCATTAAGTTGTTCGTTAGAATACATATTTATCCTGATTTGTTTATATATTCCAAACCAGGATATAGGTTATACTAAGTTCATGGTAATCTTACGATCACTAACATTCACACTACCAATTTTAATATTTACAATATCACCTTTGGTCAGTTCTACATTCTTTAGCTTGGTCTTATGGATAAGACCACTGATTCCCTTTTCCAATTCTATAAAGGCGCCATACTTAGTTACTTTTGTAACTTTACCTTCAGTTACCATCATAGGTTTATATTTTTGATCTGCACCATCCCACAGATCAATCTTAGGCCCTGCTTGGCTTAAAATAATTTTTCTATCTGATATAATTTCCTTTGTCCAGAAACTAATCTCATCTCCTGGTTTAATGCTCCTATTATCAAATAATTCTAATGTGGCTTCATCCAATTCATTCTTAGGTATAAGACCAGTTAAAGATTCATTAAATTCAGCAAATACTCCAAATTTAGTGGTACCTGTTACAATACCTGTAATATGATCCTTTATATTTTCTCTTAAATCTTCCACTGCAGAAGGTATCATTGTTCTAAGATATTCTCTATGAGATACAACAATTGTTTGCTTTTCATTAGAATATGTTATAGGCATTACTATTAACTCCTTTCCCACAAGCTTTTCAAAATCATGTAACTTATTTAAACCTCCTAATGATCCTGGCATAAAACATTGAACACCGCCGACTTCAACCCAATATCCGCCGTGAATTAATTCCTTAACTTTACCAGTAAATCCAATACCACGGTTTCCTATAGCATTATAGATTTCATTTCTTTTAACTTCATCCATTGCATCACTTATAGATGCATAAAGAGTACCGAAATTAGAATATTTGACTTTTATATCAACAACCATCCCAACTTCTAATTGATCAACAATTTCTTTAGCTTCTTTATTTAAAATACAGATAGCAGTGTTCTTTTTAGATATATCAACTAAAGCTTCTATTTTAACATCTACTTCTTCGCCATCAATAATTTCCTTTCTTGTTTTAATAGAAACTATTTCACCTTGTGTCATGTAATTATTTGATTCTTCTGATAATGTTAGCTTTTTAATTTCTTCATCAGGTAAATCATACATAGCCATAGCTTCAGCTGCATACATTTCAGTACACATTAATTTAGTCCCTTTAGGTACCTTAACCTTTATTGTTTTAGTGTCAAATGGATCGTCGCTTAATTGGACGGTAATTTCTTGTTCAATCATTATTTTTTTATTAAGAATGGTTATTATAGATTATATATTACTTAGTTTAGATTTAGTTATTATACTTCTTTAGTTCTAAATTGTTTAGGATTATGTAATAAGAGCTGGTGGTGAAGGTGATGTTGTTGCACCGGCTTGCGCAGCAGGAGAACCTGCAGTTGCCACAGTCTGTCCTGGTGGTGTGATTATGGTCTGTGTTCTTATATAAGCATCAACAGCGGTAGAAATACCAGGTCCTGCTAAATTAGAAAATACTAATGACGCTGATGCTATTGCAGCGGTTAAATTAATAGCCTCGGAATTATTACCTTCCTTTGGGCTTGCTTTTATTACGGTGACAAAATCTGTCATTGCTGCTGCAAATGCCGCATTTAATGTATTTGTTATAGCGGTGTCTAATACAGGTTTTATTAATGGCATATTTTCTAGTTTTATTAGTTTATATATTTATAGAGTTTTAACTTGCTTCTGGCTTAATTCCTTAGCAGTCATTGGATGACCTGCTGCAGTAGGAGGGGATGTAGGTGCCCCTAAGTTTCCAATATGAGTATGCTTATTAAATAGCTTCATAAAAGTATCACCTAACACTACCTTTTCAACTGCCCCTTGTCCTAGTTCAATAGATGAAGTATGATTTATAACTGTATTAGTACAATTGATTATTGCATCCTCGCAGTTAATTTCAGTATTAGCCCCACTATTAATTGTAAACTTAGCAGAGTGAGTAAATGTTATATTTCCATCATTAAGCATTATAATAGAATCACCATTAGCATTTATTATTTCAACTGAATTATCAGGTTTTATATTTACTGTTGTTGGGCCTTCTGTTGTAGTATAGTCCATCATTAATCCTTTTTCTTCTGTAAAGAAAACTTTAATATGTTCACCTTCTCTTTCATTAGTAACTTCAGGATCACCGGATTGTAAATCCCCTGTTAACCCAAATGCTGTATCATATATTAATACGTGTGAATTAGGATATGCTGCTTCTATCTCCGCCTTGGTCTCATCAGAAGGGTATAGTGATTCATGGTACACAGGAGAATAATAATTACCATTATCAAAAGTTACTCTTAATACAGTGCCAATTTTAGGTACTGAAAAAGTACCGCTTCCGCTATTGCTTCCACCTGAAGATGCTACTGATGGTCTTGCCCAAGGTAATGATTCAGTTGGCATAAGATACGCACTTTGCGGATCTTCAGGATCTTCTCGTTGATCCATTTTACCAAAGACCCTAATTCTACATCGACCTTCAAAAATATCATCATCAGTATTTTCTACAATACCAATCCATTGAGTGCCTTTAAGATTGTCATCCTTTAAATCTTTTGTTGTTAATTTTCCCATACGTTAATCTTCAAAAATATTACTACTTTCAATACCCTGTGTACTACCACCTGGTGGAATATCTCCTTCAAATAAATTGCTACTTTCTAATGTTGGACCTGATGGCTGAGAGCCAAATATATTACTAGTTTGTAAAGGTTCAGCTTCACCACCATCAGGAAAGATTCTATTTGTCTCTAATGTTTGCGTACTACCACCTGCTACAATTTCTCCTTCAAATATATTGGATCCTATAGGATCTTGGTTAAACCCTGGTGTAGTTTCTTCTTGTACTAATGCACCTTGTAAAGAACTTATTAAACCTTGTGGATTTCTAATATTATTTATAAGAGAATTTCTTAAGCCATATACATTACCAAATTTTAAACCTTGTAAGAAAGCTAAGCCTTTTCTTTGTACAAAATTCTCAGCACCTTGTCTTGCTTTATCTAAAAACTTTGTACCCATTTGTTTCGCCAAATCCTTAAATGTTAAAGGATTTGTATTTGCTGTGTCTTCTAATGCTGAGTCATATCCAGCAAATTGAGATTTCATTTCAACATTACCGTATGACCATTTCATTGATGATGTAGCCATAGTACCGGCGCCTTGTGCATTTGAAACATCGGCAAATACCTGACCGCTGGCTGCTACATCCCATGTGCATTCAGCAAACTTAAAAGTTATTCTAGACGCATTTTCATTTACAAATTTACTAAGCTCGTCTGCAGGATCCGTATCGGTACCTCTTTTCTTATTAGCTTGAGCTGTGATAAATGAATTTAATGCACTTTTAATAGACCTAAATTTTCTAACCTCTACTACATCTACCTCCACATCAAAATACATTAAGTTTACCGGAAGAACTTGTCTTCTATACTTAACATCATAACATGCAGCTTTATAAAGATTAAACAATGCAGACATTTTTAAATCTATAGCTTCCAATAAACCAACAGTAATCCCCTCACCATCGGCAGAACCACCATAAGGGGTCATATTAACAGTTTTACCAAATGCTTCTGTTAGCCCTTCTATGGTTTGAAAATAATAAGGTCTTTTTTGTTGTATTTCCCTAAGTCCTTGACAAAAAGCTTTTAAGTATGTTGCTCTAGTAGTTTCACCAATCTTATTTAAATAACCCACGGCTGATTGCCCACCAGGATGACTAGCTACACCTTCAGGTTCGTCTGCTAATTGGTTAGTTTCTTTTACAGCAACAGCAGGATTACCTTCAATTGCACCTTCAAAAAGAGGGCTCTTTATATCAAACCTAAGATTAAATCCTAAATAAGTTGGATCATCTAGACTAGTTACACCATTTCCACCACCTGCAGCAGTAGGCATAGTTTGCACAAAAGTTTTAGCAAAATCATAACTATTAGGAAATGACTTTTGAAAGCTCCCGGCAAGATTTTGTAAACCTTCAGGAATCTGTGTATTGGCTAAATCCGTTATTGGCATCTATACTTTTATTTTTTTTATTTATCCACTATGTAGAAGGGGTAACCTCTCTTCTGCGTAAATGTAATCTCTGTCTTAATCCAGCACCGCCAGGTTGATCACCGCTAGTTAGAAAATATTCAATACCAGTTATAACATAAAATCCAGACAAGTATTCATTAACAACACCATATTCATTATCAACATCACTACCTAAATTATCAGGAGTTTCTTTACGTCTTATTGAATCATTAGGAGCATTTTCGTCATTCTCAGGGGCGGTTAATGTACCTTTTACCATTTGCGCAGTTTCCATCATATGACAATAAATTCTACTATATCTTAGTATAGCAGGATTAACTGTATCTAATTCAACAGTCATACCTAATTTATTAATTTCAGCTAAGTTTTGAAAATTTTGTATAGATGCATAATAATAATTGCCATGAACATTATCACCCTGTGTACCTAAAAATTTAAATTTAACCTGATCATTTCTTGGACCTTCTACTTCACCATTAATAGTCCTACCCTTCGTAACAGGTATCATCCCTGGTGTATCACTAGTTATAGGGTCAACAAATTCACTTACAAATTCCTTTGAATTTAGATCCCAATATTGTGTATATCTTTTATAGCCATTATTTTTACTAATCCTTCCACTATTATTAATTTGTTGATATTTAGATATGTATCTAGCAGTACCCTGTAAATCTAATTGATTGCTTATCATATTAGGAAATGTACTTTCACTATCTTCTTGGTCACCACTTCCCATCGTATCCATTGCATTCTGTTGAAACATTTGGCTAGTTTCTAAATCATCTTCCATTCCAAAGAATTTATTAGCATCAACAAAAGTCAAATAATAATAAGGGTCAATATAAGCAGTAAAAAAAGAATCATCATTTAAGTAAGAATTAGAAGCTATATCTTCTATAAATTTTTGCGCGGTATCATATGGGTTAGTCCATACTTGTTGGTCTGCGGTATCTTCAACATTAGATGCATATCCTAACTTTAATTCTTCTGCAATAGATAATAAAGAATTCCAACTAGTATTATCTTGAAATTGAACCTTCTCCGTAAATAGATTAGGTACATTCATTCTACCTTCCACTGTTATTAATGCTGCGGTATCGGTTGCACCCCCTCCACCTAGTGGGGTTATTTTTTCTACTGTAAAGTCAATTCTTATTGGTTTAAATGTAGTTTCATTTCCCTGTGATCTAATATACAATTGAATAATGTCGCCGTCCTTTGGAAAAAATCTAGCAGTAAACATACCATCCCTATCGTAAAAAGAAAACTTACACGTAGGATAAAAACCAACAGACTTAAGTTGAAATAATTCTAATCTATCACCCTGTACTTCATATGAATTAATCTTAATAAGAGGTATCATAGTAGAAAACTTGGTAGGCTTTTCTTTCATAGTATCTCCATCTGAGTTTTCTGTACCGCTTTCTACATCGGTCATTTCTAACTCATCAAGTTCAATAGTAGGTTCTATTATTGTTAATATATTTCTTTCAACTGTTGACATATTAATTTGATTGTTTAGTACTTCTACTTGGTAGGTTAGTTCCTAATTGTATTTTACCACCTTCATATGTTTTAGATTCTTGGCCTGGTTGTAACATATTTGGTGGCATTGGTTGTTTTACACCAGCTTTCTTTGTTTTAGCCTTTTCTATTAATCTTTGCATTCTACCTTGATCCTTTTCACTCTGTCTACCAGTATCCACGTATGCTTCTTGTACAGCGTTTGGTCGTGATGCTGGATTAGGTCTCTTGTAAACAAGATCCTTTCTACTTAAGTTAGGTATAATTAATACATCACCTTCATTAACACTAAATGGATTAAATATATTATTAACAACACATATAGCATCTACAAATTCGCCACTACCAAAATATATTTGTGATATTTTGTCAAGGCGGCCTATCTGATCTAGCATAACATAATGCAATGCCTTAACGCCTAATTCAGAATCATAAATAAAGGATGGCGCAGTAAGATCCCAATAACCCTCGCCAGTTTCGTCAATAATTAATTTATTCTTTAATGTTAGTGATTTTATATTCATATTCTATTTTTATATTATGAGTCAACAGTCATACTAACCAGATTAGAAATATATGCAGCAGTATCAGAAGTCTTTTGCTTCTTTACATTACTTATCTTATCGTTTTTAGCAGAACTAGCCTGGGCACCTTGTGTTGGTGATAAACCTTTTGTAAAATTACCAGCCTTAACGGATCCGTATGTGGCTATATCTTTACCGGCTAAATTTAAAATATCTTCTTCACCTTGCGCAGATGCATATATTCTACCACGACCTGCATTAAACATATTTTCTATATCACCCTTATCTCTAGGTTTACCATGTTTAAGATCAATTTCAAATTTAACTTCCATAGGAAAATCATCATAACCTAAACCATGCCCTAGTGTCATAGTTGAATTATCACAATACATATTGCCCATTGTTACAATTGGGTTTAGTGGATTTCCTACAGTCACGTGCCAATCACCAGTAGGCTCACCGCTTATTAAAGCTTTAGATGCCTGTGTACCTGAAACTGCCCCAACGTTATCACTTAAAAATCCACCTAACATATTACCTAACATAGTTTTACCAACCTTAAGTAATCCTTCTATACCATTTTCTAAATTAAATTCACCAGTACCTCCACCGAATACATTCTTAAATCCTGTTTCAACATCAGTAACTACACTTCCAATATATCCACTGAAGTCACCTTGCTTTAATTTATTAATATCCCCAAACTGACTAGCTACTGCACCAGCACTACCGTAATATCTTTGACCACCTCCGAAGAACTGACCATTATTATAAGTCATAGTTAACATATTACTAATAATGTCAATCATTGCAATTTTAGGATTAACATAATTAAGAGATTTAAGCTCATATTCAAAATTAAGTTTTAAGTCATTTGAAAATTTCATACCACGATCCCTAATCTGTGTAGAATCAATAACATTAACAGGACCTATTACAAAGTTAGCATAAGTAGTACCTAGCTTATCACCAGTAGACATATTTTGTGCCGCAAACTTTTGTCTTGAACTGATACCTTTAAATGCATCAGCCGTTGCTCTACCGACACCTCCCATCTTAGAATAAAACGGCTGAGATGTATATCCACCGTCACCACTACTAATATCTTCCATTTCAGATTTAACTTCCTTATAGTTTAACCCATATGACATTGTTAAAATATCATCTAACTTATTACCGGCCTTTTCACCCATATAAGTAACGGCAGTAACACCTGCAGTTTGTGTAGCATCCACAGCTTCTGATGGTGCTGGCGCCTTAGGATCTTTTGAACCCGGTGTTGCAGTTAAATCAAATATATTATCATTTACTGGTGTAGGGAATCTTCTTAAAGTAATGAGATGATTGACAGGAACCTGTTTATAATATTTACAATATAAAAAATCTTGAGCGGTATAACCTATCCTAGGATAATTTTGATTAAAATATTCTATAAGTTTAGCAATAGAAACATTCTTAGAATTTTCACCACCCATAGTTTTATTATTAGCAGAATCTCTAATATCAGCAAAAGGAGAGCCCCCAGTTAAACCACCGTAAAACCCTCTAAAATTAAATAATGCATATTTATTAAAAACAGACCTAGGTATAGGTGTATTCATTCCTACTGCAACACCGAATTGATCAGGCACTGCTGTATCTACATAAAAGTTTTTTGCAAATAGTGTATCAACTCCATGAGCAAAGCCAAATGATTCACCACCAAAAACACCTATTCTATCAGCGGTTTCTTTACTTGGGTTTGTTGGGAATAACGCATCATTTAACTTATTTGCATTTTCACCTAGCTTGTCTAAGAATGGCATATATATAGTCTATTTTTAGTATATATTCAGCCTAAGCTGTCAAGATACTTATCAATGTCAATATCACCGCTCTGAAACTTATCCAACCATCCTCTTTTAAACCTAACATTAAACTCTTGTGAACTGTCAGTAGAAAGAGAACCTTTAAAAAATGGCCTTGATGATATATCTCTTATTTCTTTTAGGTTTTTTGATATTATATAAAATTGAACTTTCTCAAACAAACCTTGTAAATCATTTTTTGTTTTTTTACACATTACTGATTCCACTATTACATACAGTCGTTCTCTGTCACTTTCATCAAACCTATCCTCTAATGATTTTACATTTTTAAAGTCTTCCTTTTTAATAGGCATTTTTCTAGCCCTATTATTAAACTCATATTTAAAATTCATATCAAAAAAATGAGTCTTAAGATATTTCATATTATCATACATTTTAATAATACGAATCTGGTATAATGGATTAATAGGATCCCATTGTGTATCTACAATTAAACCTTTTATAGGCAATAAAACATTAGGCTTACTAAAAGAAGATAGTAAGCAATATACAGTTTGTCCCTTTGTAAATATTCTGTGTGCTTTCATTCAAATTCCACGACATTTTCAAACAGTTTAGCGCTACCGTTTACATTAATGTCAGGTGAATGATATATGTTATATTGAAATTCTTTATCAGTCAAAGATTCTACATATCTTTTAATACCTTCAACAGTAGGCTCATTTAGATTACCTAAAACATAAAAAATAGATGTAGTAGTATTTCTATCTAATACAGTCTGTAGCTGCTTCATAAGATAAGAAGATACCACCGCATCAGACGGCTCAAATTGGTAAAAGTCATTTTTAGTTAACTTATTAAAAATGTCCATGTAATTAATACATTCTATATTTCTTGGGACACTTCCTAAAAATGATTTTACTCTAACTGCATCATTGGAGTATATAAAATTAAATTCTATGTTTGCTTCCATTCAGTCAATAAATCGATCTCAGCCTGGAGTTCTTTTATTTTACTTTGTATTTCTTTTTGCGTAGGTTCATAATGTGTACCCCATTCAGTATTAATTTTTAATACATCCTTTTCAAATTTGTTACCACACTCTAAACCTAAGTCCTCGCATAATTCAAAAAAGAACCTCATAATATATTCATACTTGTTTCTGCTATCTTCATTTGATTCAAAAACATCCGTTGAAGTCCATTGTTCTCTACCGCCACCATGATTGTCATCAATGACCCTCTTAATAACGCCGTTTCTTGCAGGCTCTAAAACAATTTTAATCATTAAGTCTTTTATTTAAAGATTCTCTAGCTTCTTTCATTAGCTTTCTTGCTACCTTTTTATCGGTATGCCACGATTCTTTATCTTTAACTGTTAACATAGCATTAGCCTCTCTTAACATTTCAATTTCTTTGTCATTATAACCAACTTCCTTCCATGCTATTATTTGGCTTTCTTCCATGCTCTCAAGCTGACTTGCTATTCTTTTTTCTACCGCATCAGTATTAGTAGCATGCAATTCCTTTCCTCTTTCTATATTCTCTCGTGTAACTTCCATCCACTTGTGAAATGGTAATTTACTTTTAGCTTTAAGAAGTCCTTGATACTTCATTGCTAATCTTCGCTGTCTTCTATTCGGTGCTTGTGTCATATGATTAATTTTATTATATATTATACCTTAAATTGCTTAGTCAATTTTATATCTAGTTTTAATTAATTCTTTAATACTATCAAAAAGACTATCTAAAATTAAATCTTCTGATATTTGATTTTTAATAAATGATTCTAATTCATCATTAACTTCATTACTATCAAATGATGAACTAATAATTTCATAAATAGCCTTTTTAGGAACTTCAATTGGAAATGTAAGATTAAGCTTTACCTTATCGTTCTTTTTCTGTTTATCAAAAAGAGTTCTTATTGGAGACGGGGTTTCTTTTTGTGGTGGTAATTTTTCTTTATAGACCTCGGCTGCCTTTGTTACTGCCGGTGGAGAGGGGTTTAAATCTAAAGGATCCCCATCCAATGGTTCTAAAAATTCAGATATTAAATTTGTTGCTATTCTATTACCACTATGAAATGTGGTCCAATCACCTTCAACACCTTTAATAATTTCAACAGTTCCGAATTTATCACCTTTAATCCACTGTAATTTTTTGTCTTCTGTTTTTTCCATACTATTATCCCTTTATAATTATTATACCTAAAAAACAATTATTGTTTAAGTTAAAGGCTATGTAGGAACTTGCCAATTTACAGCATCCGTCAATGGAGCCATGGTGAAATTACAATTAGTTATATCAAATGCAGGATTTGATGCCGAGGGAGATACAATGGCTAATTGAATACCTGTTCCAGCTTTTATATTCTCATACCACCTTGCCGTTACAACGTAAGCATGGTGTGGTCCATTGTTGTACGTAAGATCAACGTAGTTGTTTGTAGAAGGGGCGCCATTTAAGTCTCTAATTTCAATAGTAGGTAGAGTAGTGAATGCTGCCGGCGTTGTTATCCAGAAGCTGTACATGCACTCAACATCTGTATTATCTATAGCTCTAAAGGAATCATAAAAACCAAGCGGTACACCAGTATCGTCAATACATTCAATACCATTCCCTAATTGAGCATCATCAATATATTGATTAAACCCTATTGTTATATCTTGTACCCCGGCAGGAATTTGTAAAGTAGCTGTGCGGTTCATATAACTTGCCGGCCCAAAAACAACTGTGCCTGCAGATCCTTGTGGACCAGTTGCACCTATATCTCCTTGTGGTCCTTGTATACCAGTGGCTCCAATATTTCCTGTACCTGCTGGTCCTTGAATACCAGTGGCACCTATATCTCCTTGCGGGCCTTGTGGCCCTTGAACACCAGTGGCTCCTATATTTCCTTCATCACCTTGTGGTCCTTGAATACCAGTGGCTCCAGTAAACCCGGTTGCACCTATATTTCCTTCATCACCTTGTGGTCCTTGAACACCAGTGGC